CCTTTTGCCTTTAGCCCCTCGTATGCTAACTCTTTTAATTTCTCATCTGCATTTCTTTTGGGCACAGGCAATAAGTCTAGACCTTTGTAGAAATCATACTCCTCGACTTTATTGGCAATCTCTAGTGTATTTTGATAAATATCTGTGCGCTGAATTCCTGCTTTACGGAAGTCTTCTGAAATTTCATCGTAAGTCTGAATAAAAAGATTATAATCTTGAAATGAAATTCTTCTGTCTGGATACAAGTAATTAAATCTATCTAGCATATCCTTCATGTTGCGAGACATTTCAAAGTCAGCTTCTTTATCCATCTTGGGATTTGTAGACAATATGAGCATTGCCTCTTCTAGTACCTTATCTTCCCCTTTTGCAAAATGTGCGTCCCCTGTTGCCACCGCCTTAATTTTTAATTCATCAGCAAGCTCAAGCAACTTATCATTCACTTCTTTTGGATTATGAGATTGTACTTCAACATAAAAATCTTCGCCAAAAGTCTGTTTAAAGTCTTTGAGTATAAGTTTGGCTTCTGAGAACTCCTGGCGTTCAATGCACTTACTAACAAGGCCATTAAGGCATCCGCTAAGAACAATAATACCTTCTGCATATTCTTTTAAAATCTCCCTGTCAATTCTTGGCTTATGATAAAAACCTTCATTCCAAGCCAGTTCTTGTAGTGCGTTTATATTCTCAAGACCCTTTTTATTTTTTGCAAGTAGGATAATGTGGTTGTAAGCCTGAATTGATTTATCAGTCTTTGAAGACCTATCAAATCTGTCTGTCGGAGAAATGTATGCCTCTACGCCCAGTATGGGCTTTACATCATTTTCTTTACATGCTATCTGAAATTCTCTATGCGATGCCAATGTGCCATGATCTGTTATTGCAATAGAGGACTGACCAGCATCTTTTGCTGCTTTAACAAGATCGGCAGGAGAGTTAAGGCCATCCATTAATGAATAATAGGAATGTACATGTAGATGTACAAATGACATTAACTCTCCGCCTTTCTAAATTACCAAGTTACATCTGTTGATGTAGACTCTGGCTCCTCGGAACCGCCTTCTCCATTAAAGAAGGATTCTTGATCTGCATACTTCATATCACGAACTGCAGTTTCTTCTAACTTGTACAGTTCTAGAGAAGAACTGTCAAACTGCTCTTCGTCTTTTGCTAGTGGAATAATTGTATAACTTGTATCTGTTTTTGTACCAGTTCTTTTAATTCTCCACATTAGGTTTGTTATAGATCCCATTTCTCCAGCATACTCTATTAATGTCGGAGTGACTGTTTTTCCACTGGAACCTTGAGACAATATTGCTACGTAAGGGTCATTCTTTCCATCATCAACCAATACATTAATATATAGTCGTGAGCGGCCCTTCCAGCCTGCCTTATAATCTTTTCTATGTTGTTCGCAGCCCCAGCACTTTCCTTGATCTTCCATTGTACACAAAAGCTTTCTTCTGTAATCTTTTGGATTTGTGTGCTCTACTGCTATAAAACCTAATCCACACTTATCGTTATATGTTGGTGAATCTGGATCTAACTCTTGAAGAAATCTAATCTTAATGCTTTCTCCGTCTTCAAGTTTTACCCACCGTGCTTTGCTTCCTTCGCCACTTACTGACTGAGGTTTATCTAATGCTTTGTTTAAGTCTTTTAGACCTTTTACTATACCCATTTTATATCTCCTTAATATATTTGACGGTATATATCCGTCTGTATTTCCATTATATCATGGGTTCCAAGATCGATATTCGAAATCGGAAACTGCGTTATCTATACATGCCTTTATGTCTTTATCAGACATATCACCTGCATCCTTTGCACCATCAGGATATATCTTACCATATGAATAAGATCCCCACAAGATGTTTTTGTTTTTTAATTTAGAGGCAATTGACATACCTAATTCTCTTCCAGCTATATCTGCATCTGTCATTAATATAATTGTATTAAAGTATCTATTAAGTAATTTAATATTATCATGAGATATGTGTCCTCCAAGTGTGGCTACAACATTTGGAAATCCCGCCTGATGTATTTTAATTGCGTCAAATGTAGATTCGACAATAATTACTTTTTCTCCTACACGCTTTGCTCTATGAATATTAAACATAGTCTTGCTTCTTGGCAAATTATTACTATTCTTAAATCTTTTTTCTGATATTGATCTACCAACTAAGCCAACTGGAATACCGTCTGGACTATGAACTGGGACAGTAACCATTCCCAAATTAGAAGAATAGCCTAGTTTAAAATAATGCATCGAATCCACCATAATACCTCTATGCTCAAGATACTCTTGTGCATGTTTATTCTTTCCAAGGTTTTCATATAACTCATCTAATGTTTGCTGTGAAAACTCAACAAAGTCTGGCTTGTCTTCAAACATTGATTTTAGTTCATCATCAAAATTTTCTACAGACTCAATCTGTTTAGATTCAATATATCTAAGCGACTCGTAATCATTTTTATCTAAATATTTTTTAACCAAGTCTGTTATCGTTCCAGATTCTCCGCAGGATGGGTTGAAACAAATATAGGCGCCTTTTGTTCTGCTTACACTAAAGCTTGGTGTATGTCTATTGGAATGAAATGGACAATATGCCAGAAAGTCATTTCCAGTCTCTCCGACAATCTCTACGCCTAAGCTTTTAATTACTGACTTTATATGGGCTGGCGTGTATTCCGTTTGACTAACTTGTTTTGAGTTATACCCTCTAATTGCCATGCCTTCCTCTTTCCCACATAAACTCCATGGATAGTCATTAAAAACTTCCATGTTTCACCCGTGAATTCTACCGAAAAGGCTGGGTCTATGTCAAGCATTCTAATGTACCCAGAGTCACGCATCTGCCCAGTCAATAAATTTTCATATTGATTTTTAATCCTAATAATGTCGGAGTCATCTAAAAACTCTACACTAATTTGAAATCTTTTTATTTTCTTGTGAGTCATTGTTTAATTCTGGTAAATTTTCATAAATAGGAGTAATAACACCACGATTAATATCCCAGTCTAAAAAGAACCTAAAGTCTTGACCATGTCTATTCTTTCTAGATACAACCTCAATCATGTCGGTATTTGCATGCTTATGAATAGCTATAGCCATATCAGCATCGTATTCAATAGCCTTGGACCAAGCGACTTGGCTCATCATAGGTGGCTCATCCTGATCTGATATATCATCAGCAGTTGCAGCAGTAATATCTATAATAGGAATATTATTTGTTACTGCAAGAAGTTTAAAATCTCTAGAAATATTTCGATTTCTTTCAACTTCAGAATTACTTCGCTTGTTATCATTAAATAATTGATGGTAATCCAAAATAACTAAATCTGGTTTGTGCTGATCAATCTTTCCTTGAATTGTTGAAGGTGTGACTTCTGCTGTGCCCTCATTAGAAACAAGAATAAAGCTGTTCTTTCCCTCCGTCTTTTTTTGCCCCCATGATCTGAAATCATCTAAGTTAATATCTCCTTTTGATAAATCACTGGCACGGAATAATCCCGAACCAAGCATTGTGTAAATACGGTCACGCATATTCTCTGGAGCCATCTCCAAGGAAACAATCATTGGTTTAAAGCCCTGCTCCCAGGCCTTGCATGCCAAATAGGAGGTAAACCATGTCTTTCCTCTTCCTGGCCATCCTATGGCTACTATAAGGTGTCCTGGAGCCATTCCTGTGGGATAGGCCTTGTCTATTGCATCGAAGCCAGTAAGTATTCCTGGGCTTCCACCCATTGCAGTAGATCTGTCTTTAACTGACTGATAGTGTCTTTCAGCAGACTCAATATCTGTAATATCAACATCTCTAACATTATTTGTATATCTACTAAGCGTTGCTAGCTGGCCCTGCATGACACCAAGCACTCTTGATGCTGCATCTTCTTTTAATGATGAGCCAGCCTGAAGCATGATTGTTTTTAGCCTAGCAGAAACAAATTCGTTTTTTAGCTTGTCTAGGTAGTATCCAGTTTCTGCTTTAGTTTGAACTGGTTCAAAATCCTTAAATTTATCCTGCAGGATCCCAACCTCTGGAACTGCTCTAAACTTATAATAATATGATTTTAAGCCCTCCCAAATATCTTTATGTGAGGTAAATAAGTCATCAGCATTGTCGGCAAGAAGGGTGCTTATATCTTTATTCTTACATACCGCAGAAATTAATTCAGCTTCTGTGTTCACTCTTCTTCAACCAGCTTTCTAGTCTGTTCTAATAAACGAGCCCGATTGGCCACATCTTTATTTATCTGAATCATCATGTCTTCTAGCCTATCAAAATTATTATAAAAAAAGTTTAATGGGTGTCCAGGCTTGCCTGTACGAAAATAATAATTAAGTACGTCTTTCGCCTGATCAAAACCTATGCTGTCTAGTACATCTTGCATAGCCCACTTTTCTTTATATTTATTTAGTCTAGGTTTCTTGCCATACTTTTGCTCATAAAGTGCAGAGTAGATAGTAAGCAGTATGTATGGTTCTTTACTTGTTGCCATTTAGCTCTTCTTCAACTTCTTGAGTTTTTGCAATTAGTTTGCTTTCTACGAACTTATAAACTCTTTCTGTGGCAGCATCAACTGTTTCATTGTCTCTGACAAAATCATCAACGCCAATTCCAATTTTTATACTTTCAAAGTTTCCTAAGTTTCTAGTAAATGAAAGATCTACACGAACTTGAGTTCTATCTGACATTAATGTTCCGCCTTTCTATGCCTATTTAATGTGTCGTGGCCAAATATGCCCCAACGCAATTCTATCTCTTTACCACATGTATCACAAACAACAAACCGTCCAGACACTACTCCGCCTTCCATACTGGTACAAATCCAGAATCAGTCTTAGTATACAATATAATGTTGTTTTTGAGAAGTGCCCTCAACTCATTTTTTGACGGCATGTTCTTAGAGTAACCAGATTCTAAAATAAATTCATGTATGTCCATTATGTCTGATTCGCTATACATAAACTTATACCAATCACTCTCTGGATTACCAATAGGATATACCTTTTGAGGATACCGTATCTTTCCCTCTAAAATATAATCTTCAATTGTAATCTTATGTTTATTTAGTATTTGTGCTACCTGTTTTGTTGAATACGCATTTTCCATATTTTTTATAACTTGAGAATATGAATACAGCACACGCTTTTTATCTGGATAGCACCATGCTACGAGTTCATCCTTTGCTCTTGAAGAACTTAATACTTTATGTATTTTGTTATTTAAGAAGAAATAGCTAAATCTTTTAGCTTGTTTTTTTCTGCCTGTTCCAGCCATCGCCCTAAAGAACTCGTATCCTTGTTTATCATCCATCGTTTTCCACACATTATGCAAAACAATTCTACATGGAGTTTTTGAGAAAACACTCTGTCCACAAAAACTCTACCTCTACACTTACTGCATTTCATCATAATGTAAACACCTTGCCGTCAACAACGCATGAATAGTCTGGTGCAATATGGATCATTTGAATATGTGGATAGTCATTAACAATGTGTGCAATTGCAAACCCCTTTTGCCAATCATGGTGTTGCATGTATTTCATCCCTGGCCCCTTTTCATCGCACATGTGCCCAATCTCATAGCCACGAATTGTTTCTCCAACTCCATTATTTCTCAATTCATAGGTTTGAAGATGTGAAGCAATTCTATGAGAATGTCCACGAATTAATGATATTTGTAAATCGTTCATATCTTTTCTTACGGCACCAGTATCAGCAATTGATAATCCATGATGAACATGGATGTCGCCAAAACGGCGCTTGGGCAATTCATTATAATAAATATATTCATATCCCAATGAATCTAAGTTCCATAGTGTTTCTGGAGTAACATCATTTAGATAGTCTGGGAGCTTAGCATCCATATAATTAAATATACGAACATCATGATTTCCTAATGCTGAAAATAATTGTGCGTCTGGAAGCATCTCTCTTGTTTTAGTGTAGAAATCACGAGCACCTTTTGCCTCATGCCTCATCATTGGAACAATTAAATCTCTGCTATCGGTTTTATGCAGATTAAGAAACTCTGCCGATTTTCCTTCTGTATACTTGCTGTAACAAGCCTGATCGTCTGTGTCTCCAAGATAGTCTACAACATCTGGCTTAAACCATTTCATTACCTTAAACCATAGTGCGATTGCTTTATCATCTTGATATGGGAACTGCTGATCTGATGACAGCATCCATTTTAAGTCGTTTGTCATTTTTTCCTTACTAATTTTAGCCAGAAGGATATTCAAGCTTACTGAATTATAGCATTAACAGTCAGGCTGTCAAGTAGTTATGCAGACTCTACTTTTCTTTTTGCCACAGAAATATAATCTACAGAAAGCTTTTCCATGGTCTTTTTTCCCGAATTAGTTTGACTAACATTAATTGTCGGAGATAGTCTTGACCCACTTATGGAAACATTAACATTATAATATTCAGGCTTCGAGTATCTTGGTGTAGCAGTGGTATAAACTATATCACCATCAATAAATCCTACATCTATTCCTTGATCGTATTTTGTACCATTTTTTAAATTTGTAAATTCAATAGAATCTGCACGGGTTATATATTGAAATGTTTCTGTTGTGCCGTCAGATGTTCTATTGGCTAGGTCGAAGGCGTTGTTGGCGGTTGCGGTTAATTCAGTAATCTGTTGCTGTAAGCTTCTAAGCTTTTGCGGATCTACTGGCTCGCCATCTCTAAAAACTTCAGCCATTATTTACCTGTTCCATTTTTTCTTCTAAAGAGTCAGAATACTTTTTTGCTTCATTCTCCATAGATAGTTCTGTCAACTCAGCTCTAAGTACGGCTATCTGAGTTTCGTAATTAGCAACTAGCTCACCAATTCTTTGTTGAAGTGCAGTTACAACTAGTTCTATTTTTGTTGTCATGTTTCCTACTCTATTAATGAAGTTTTCTCGGTGTTTAAAATATCAAGCTTTGTTACAATATCTGAAAGCTTAACATTTAAAGAATCTAAATTGTCTTGATCTGGTGTAGATACAGATCCTTCAAGCTGAATATCTAAATTCACACTATATCTTTGATAATCTAGATTTTTGATTTTTTGATCAATAATAACTATCTTATCGCTATTTGATAAAGTTGTCATAATTACTCCTTTTTAATGCTAACGTGCATTAATCTCTATTTTAGCATAAGATAAATTATACCCTATAATTACCATTTATTTAATGGACATTTGGCTAGCTTCAGTTTAGTTTTTGCCGCCATAAAACACCCACACTCATTACACCTCTTAGTCAATTTACTAAGTTCGGGACATTCTAGGCATATAGAATATCTTTCCCCAGCCTCCTCGTCAGAAGCATAGGGTGTTGACCTATTCAAAAAATCCCATGGTTTAACCTCATCCGAATCAATAAAGCTTTTAATTTTTTCCCATTTAACTGACATATAAACTTTCTCCTTTATATAATCTTATCATATAAGATGAACATCGTCTATAGTTTAGTATCCAAATCCTGGGAAGAATGGGGTTGTAAATGTTGGTGGGAAGAATGGTCCGAATGTTGGTGGGAAGAATGGTGGGAAGAACGGACCAAAGAATGGAGGGAAGAACGGTGCTGGTGCTTTGAAGAACGGTGGGAAGAACGGTGGGAAGAACGGACCAAATGTTGGTGGGAAGAACGGAGGGAAGAACGGAGGGAAGAACGGTGCTGGGGCGCAGCTAATGCAGGATGCGTTTGCTGCTGCTGATAACGCTTCTGCCTCTGTAGATCTATATACAGTTTTAACTCTGGCAGTTGTTCCTCCAGTTGTGGTATCTGATGGCATAGTTCCGTTAAATGGCCCACTAACAGATGGAAGGCTAGAGTAGCAACCAGATGATACGTTGCATGTAGAAGTTCCTATATAGTAAACACTTGGTGCTGGGAAGAATGGTGGGAAGAACGGAGGGAAAAATGGAGGGAAGAACGGTGGGAAGAAAGGCGGGAAGAAGGGCGGGAAGAACGGTGCTGGTGTGCAATTAACACAAGATGCATTGGCAGCCGCAGCAAGTGCATCAGCATAAGTAGATCTATAAACAGTTTTTACTCTAGCGTTAGATGGGCCCTCTGTAATATCAGTCGGCATAGATCCAACTCCATCAAATGGTCCGCTTGCTGAAGGTAATGATGAATAACATCCCGACAAAACATTACATGTTGAAGTTCCAACATAGTATGTGAATGTATTTTGAGACCATCTAGCATAAAAAGTTGTATTTCCAGAAGGTACAAAACTTCCTCCATCAGAAACTTGATTAATAAAATCTCCTGAAATTGAATCTCTCCAATAAAGGAATGCATAGCCACTTCTTGTTCCTGGAGATGGTGCGGTATGTGAGGTTCCTGCATTGAACGGTCCAGTAGTTCCTCCGCCCGTTCCTCCATTGGCATTCCAGTTTATTGTATATTGTGTTATTGCCCATTGTGCATAAATGGTAATTGAGGAAGTTGGAGTGTAACTTGTACCAGGTTGACCAAGAAAGGTGCCGCCAGAAGACTGTGTGTACCATCCATTAAGACTATATCCGTCTCTGCTTGGTGTTGGCAAGGTGACTGAAGATCCAGCATTCACGGTGCTAGAAGATGGACTAACAGTTCCACCATTTGCACTAAAAGATACTGTGTACTGGGCTATTGACCAAACTGCAGTAAAAGTTATGCTGCCATTTATAGACCAGCTAGCTCCTGCTGATATATTGTAAAGCATATCTCCAGAGGATGGATTTCTCCAATAAACAAAAGTATATCCGTCTCTGGTGGGAGTAGGTGCAGTCACAACTTGACCCAAAACTCCTGAGCTTGATGTTGGGTTAACGGTGCCACCATTTGCGTTCCACGTTACTGTGTATGTGACAACAGACCATCTAGCATATATAGTAACTGAAGCAGACGGTGTATATGATGACCCTGGATTTCCTAAAAATGTTCCTCCAGTAGCAGCAGTGTACCAGCCATCTAAAACGTAGCCATCTCTTGAAGCTGAAGGCAATGTGATTGATGATCCTGCATTCACAATATCTGAAGTTCTAGTTGGTGTTCCACCGTTTCCGTTATATGAAACTGTATATTGATTTAAAGACCATCTAGCATAGAAAGTCATACCACTAAATGGTGGAACAAAACTTCCTCCGTCTGAAACTTGGTAGGCAAAGTCTCCAGAAATAGAATCTCTCCAATATAAGAATGCATAGTTTGCTCTCGTACCTGGTGACGGCGCAGTATGAGCTGTCCCTGCATTGAACGGTCCAGTAGTTCCTCCTCCCGTTCCTCCGTTGGCATTCCATGTTATTGTACGCTGAGCAATTGTATAGTCTGCATACAGCGTTATATTGCTTGTTGGCTGATACTGTGTTGGTGTTGGCCCGCTTCCTCCGACAAAAGTTCCCGTTGCGTTTGGACCAGTGTACCATCCATTGAAAATATAGTCTGCGTTTGAATCTGGAGTAGGTAAAGTTACTGTTCCTGGATATTGAACTGATCTTGTCGCTGGAGTTCCAGTTCCTGAGCCATAATTAAATGTAACAGTATAAGTTTTTGCAACCCATTGTGCATAAAATTGAAATGAGTATGTTACTATCCACGCATCACCAGCATTAAGAAATATTGGGTCTCCACCAGACTGTGGATTTCTCCATCTAGTGAAATTATAATGTTCTCTAGAAGAGGGCGTTGGTGCATATATTGTGGTTCCAGAAATAACAGTATCAGAAGTAAAGTCTGAAGTTCCATCATTTTTATTCCACGTTACTGTATACTCTATTCCTGTCCAGCTAGCATAAAGAGTTATACTTGCAGTTGGAGTGTATGATGTAGGAGTTGGGCCTCCTCCACCAACATAAGTGCCACCACCTAGTGGCTCTGTGTACCATCCATTAAAAATGTAACCTTGCCTAGAGGTAGTTGGCAAAAATACACTGCTTCCTGCATTTACAATATCATCTGATACTACTGTACCCCCAAGCTCCTCATAAGTTATAGTATACTGAAGTTGAGTAATTGGTCCTATAGAGTTTGAGTATGCTGGAAGGCTGTCAGCCCCATTACTTGCTATTACAGATCCAGAAACTGTATTTGTAGTTGGGCTAGTAAATTGATAATCGAAATAAGTTTCTGAAGTGTAACCAGTAGAAGATGGGTAATAAGCTAGCACGGTTCCAGCTGCATTATTTAACTCTAACTGATATCTAAATTCTGTTGGTTCGTTTGTCCACTCTCCAGAAGAAAGCCTATAAGTTGAACCTGTTTTGTTTTCTATTCCAGATTGAAGGGTAAGAGTTGGTGGTGTAACATTTACTGGTTCGTCTATAATAGTCTCTAAGTCCACATAAGCATAATCTATAGTTTTATCATCTGTCTCAGTATAACCATCTGTTCCAACAACCTCTAACTCAACACTGTAAATCTTATTTGGCTCAAGAAGTGGGCTAGTTAATATGTATGTAGTTGTTGGGGTGGTTACTGGAATTGACATCAATAACTCACCTAATTCGTCATAAACATTAAGTTTTTGAGAAAATATGTCTAAATTGTCACTTACGGTATTGCCTGTAGCAAGTGCTGCGTAAGACCAGCTAAATGTAGCTCCGTCAGATTCTTCGTCATACACAATAAAGTCTGCTATGTAGAAGTCAATTCTAGGCATTGATTCTGGAGTTATATAAAAGTTTTCTAAACCTCCTGGAGTCTTTGCATCAACCCTTCCTCTAAACTTATACCCTTGCCTAGTTTTAGTTTTAGATATAACTGGTCTAGATGCCGCATTTGCATCTGATGGGAATTTGTTTGTTGACTGAGACTCTAAATATTCTTCATAAATTTTAGTAAAATCATATAATGCAGACCATGTTCCTCCTGGTGCAAGCTCTTGAATTCTTAATCTAAATTCTTCTGGCTCTTCTGTCCAAGATCCTCTTGTAACATACATGCTTGACCCATTGATTGGACTATCAATTGTTTCAAAACCATCTGGCCAAATATAGTATAGCTCTGGGTATGGAATTTTAGGAGTTGGAAGATTAGTGCCAGAAAATATTCTTACCCAATTTCTAACACCATTTACTATTGAATCTAGTCGCCAAGCACTTTTTATTTTTAGCCATCCATCAATTACCCACGGATTTTGACTTGCATTAGAGTTTGCTTCATCTTGAGGTGAGGCTTTTCTCCAAATACTTTTCATTTGGATCCAACCGTTTATATTATGGCTGCCAGTATCGGTAGGACTAGCCTTTCTCCACCAACTCATTTATGCCTTTCTGCTTAACCATACATCACCAACAACAAAATCTCTTCCACCTTGTGCCGTACTTCTTGACGTAGCACCATCTGGATAAAAATTTCCACCATAATAAAAAGCTCTTCCAGTAGTCAATAACCCATTTTTATCTTGAACAACTGTTGAATCTCCAAATGTTCCGTCTTCATTACTTACAATATTTAAATAAAGTTTTGTATTAGTAATACTTAATTCACTAGATCCAGGATCATAAACTATTCTACCATTTCCTAACCTTATTTGTCCATTGCCTTTAATGTAATCTGGAGCATCAGTATAATTATCATCATCATATGTTCCTATATATACATCGGAACCATGAATGTCTCCTTGAACCGCCAAGGTATTTGTAGAATAATTATAATTCACTCTGCCCTGACCTAACCTAAAACTACCTCCAGAAGAAATATAATCTGTGCCAGTAGTAGCTCCAGTATTGTTTAAATATAATACTGAGCCAAAAATGTTTGCGCCTTTTATGGAACCAGTTTCTCCATCAAGTTCTACTTTAGTGATTCCAGTAGAATAGCCAGTTGAAACTAATTTAGCTGCATCTATCTTCCAGCCCTTATCAATATCTGTCATGTCAGACTTAAATGTTCCAAATCCGCCTTCGTTTGCCCTGACAGTTCCCATTATAGTTGCGTCAGTAGCAGTTAATGCTCCTGCGGTTGTAACCTTAAATACTCCGTCTGCACCAGCCTGAATAGATCCATCAGATCCTAATTTTGTTTGATTTTTAGATATCTCAGTAGCTTTTATCTCCCAGCCACCTATATCTCCCTTAACTGCTATAATTCCATTTAATGGATCCAGTTGCACATACTTTCCAGTAGACCCAGTTACTTGAATTCCAGAAAATCCATTTACGGGATTCTTTATGTCACCACTAGTATATTTTCCAATTTCTACTTTTGACCCATTGGATGCATCAATTAATAATTGTCCAGCATATGTGACTCCGTCTATTGTTCCGCCTATTTCAACAGTTCCTAATATTCCAGAAGCCGCTTTAATCTCTCCAGATAATTTAACGTTTGTAGCCTCAAGATCTCCTTGAGTGTTTACTTTAAATTTAGACCCTACTTGTATTTCTCCGCCTAAAACTTTTATATTTCTTGCAATCACAGAGCCTTCTTTAGTTACAGAAAACTTTGCATCTTCATTAGCATTAACTGAATATCCTCCAGCTACGCCTCCTCCTGCCCAAAAGGCATAGGTGCCGCTAGGAGATAATCCAGTGTATGAACCTGCCGCAGCATTTAAAGTGTTTTCTATTTTTGTATCAGATATAACCCAGTTAGCAATTTTTGCTTTTTTAGTTATAAAGGTAGCAGTAACTCCATTATCTTCACCAATAATTTGTGTAGTAGGATTCAGCCCATTCTCATCATTATCGTCATATAAGAAAAAACCACGCTTATTAAATACTGCTCTAGCTCCAGTTAAAACTGGCTCATCATTTATATCAAGAGTTCCAGCAAATATAGATCCGTTGGTTTTTATCTTAATTGGATTTTCAATAATAGACAAAGCACCTACATCAAGAATTTCTACTGAATGTGCTATAGATATTGAAGCGTTTCCATCTTCAGAAGTCCATTCTGCTTTTACCCAAACGGTGTTGCCAGCATTAGTTTCATCATAGACAATAACTGGACTAGAATTAGATGAGGCTACTAATGTATAAGTTCCATTCTCTGTGGAGCTTTGATAAACTTTTATTCCAGTTGCCTTTGAGTCAAAATTTGAAGAAACTACATAGGCATTAGCGGCTCCTGCTACAGAAATGGTTGTAGTCTTTCCAGCTAATGGATTTGGTTTAGATATAGAAGATATATTTGATATAAGAACTTGAGTTGTATTCTCATTCCTATATATGTCTAAGTCTGTTACGTATCCAGCTGTAAATGAAGATGGGCTGGCTCCAAATCCGTCAATTAATTCTGTTCTACTAATTTTTACTGACGTGCTCGCAGAAGCCGCAATTCCAGAAACTGTTTTTTCAAAGTACTCTGTTTGTCCAGAGTAAGTAAGGTGAACCTTTACATATGTTGGTATGTTTTGAGCTGGCATAGTAAAGGAAACAACTAAGTCTGTACCGCTCCAAGCTGCTGTTGGATTTACTACTGGGTCTGGTGGAGTATTATCAAACTCTATAGTGTCAAAAGCCTTAGCCTGCTTGACATCAGAAAACCCAGTGCTACAACCACTTTCAGAAAAGTGTTTTATCTTTACATTATGTAAAGCTAGCGAATAAAGTTTTTCGGTTGCTGGACCAGTTCCAGAATAAACCTTATCATAAACTAATGTGTCTGGATCTTCAACCCAAACTTCTGTGTACTTATAAGTTGGGTAATCTACGGAATTTATTTTCCATGAAGCTGTAAATCCGTTGTCTATTGAGGTGACCGACCAATCATCAACACCTATAGAAAGCGAGCATATTGCATCTGCGTATTCTGGTACCGTAAATGCAACTCCTGATGTCGTGCCATCTAAATATGTAGTTTTTAAAAATCCTGTAAAAGAAGTTCTAAATGTGTTACCAAAATTTGCTTTATTAGATTCTTTAGATAGTGTCCAAACCTGCTGAGTTTGTGAGGCGTCTATTGATTGTGTCCAACTTCTTGTAGTTGATGAATTAGTTAAATATATTTGATATCCCTTGGCTAGGGTTGATGTCTTGTCCCATGTCACCTTGAGAGTAGTTCCCTCCCAGGTAGCAACTACATTTGCTACTTCCTGCTTAACTGCATCTATTGTTCTAAATTCAAATACATTAGAGAGTGGGCTTTCTCCCTTTTCCTTATCAGAAAACACCCAACCGAATCTTAATAGGTAATCAGTACTAGGGTCTAAATCTGCAATTACTACTTTAAAGTAATCACCATCCCTAGTCTGGCTATTTAGATCTTGATATTGAGCCAATTTATCCTCCGAAAGAAAGGTCCATCTTGTATTCTATAATTAATTCTTTACCTGAAACTTTTTCAACCTCAGAAGGCAAAACCTTTCTAGAAATAAGTCCATATGCTGGATCAAAAGTGTCTTCGTCATTTATTCTTAACCCGTCAACAACGACTGATGTTGCTGAAGAGGTTGGGGATATAACAATTCCTATTTGTGTTATATTTGCTTTATCTGGAGACCCAACCGTTACAAACTCCGATAAAGTTTTTTCTACAATATTGTTTCCTGCAGAATAAGAGTCAAATATCATTTCTACATAATTAGATGCTGAGCTATATAATCTTAATTTAATTTCAGATAAATTAGAATCTAATGCTTTGAATGAAAAAGATATTGTGTCAAAATTACTGTATCCGCTAATATCTAAAGTTTCTATAGTAGAAACATATTCTTGATCTGCCGCCCCGTTTGATTCAAATACAAGTGAACTATTACCAACTCTATAATTAGATTGATCTATGTCTGGAGTTGGGCTCCAGTCAAAAGGCAGCTCAAAGTCTGTAATAAATTTGCTATCGTAATTATTTATTGAAGATCTGGTTCCTGGAAATATTCCAATTTCGTTTATTTTACCAGCAAGGTCTGAGGGTAGTGTTGCTGAATATATAACAGTATAAGTATTTGGAGATACAGAAGTGTCTATATTTATTCCTCCAAACTCTACTGGCATTCTATAGAATTCAAACCCTAGTCTTGAGTTTGTGTTAGATAATGAATACTCAGAATTATTTGCAATACCAACTGCTAAATCTTTAGTCGCAAATGAGGCATTGCCAGCTATAAAGTTTGTCAAAAAACGTTTTCCAAATTGAGTTATCATTTCTCTCCTATACCTTAGGCGCTATGACAAATGCAAACTTGTCTATAGGCTCCTCGCTTGAATTATAAACTTTAAATGTTACTTTTACTCTTGCCATTCCAGCATTGTCATAATAAACCTCTTGGCTTACTATTGATATATCTCCTACTCCTGGACGATCTTCCCCATCTCCGTCACCGTCTCCATCACCATCTCCTCCGCTTCCGCCTTCGGTTATGCTAAATGGAAACTTTGCATTTGTAATTATGCCAGTTAATGGTTTGCCGCCACGCCATTTGTTAGCTAAAAAATAATCATCGGTAGAAAATTTATCTACAACAATTGGTGCTACTTCAGATATATCTAAAGAGCTTAATTTTTTATCGGTCTCTTTACCCATTTATTTATTATACCATTTGACTATCCAATAGCTCTGCAGGTTAGTCTAGTGGATACCCCCTCAGAATATTGCGTTTCTACCCGTGTAACAATATACTTGTTGTTTGCATCTAGCTGTTGCAATGGATAATTTATTGATACTATGTCTCCAGCTGATAAGGCTGGGTTTCCAAAGATATTCATTTCTACATATCTTCCTTTATTTAAAACAGTACTAGATACCCAATCCGCCAAGGCCTTAGCTGCTGGTTCAGTTTGTATCCAATTTGATTCAAATATGACTGGCTCTTTTGTTGCAAGCTCAGAAGCATCGTGTGTACTATATTCTAATGGGCTAGATTTATTTACTGTATTTCCTAATACATAAAAACTGCTATAGTTTCCATCATCCAATGGAATAAAAGTTGATGTGTTGTTTAAAACATAAGCTTCGGCTTCAAACGGCTGAAGTTTAGTGTCAAGAACGGTTGCATACTTATTTGCAGCCGTAGAAAACTTTAACGGAATTGAAGGCCCTCCATTATATTTAACCTTAGACTTTCTTATTTCTCTGGCAGTAGTGCCAAACTCCAGGAACGCCTCATCTCTTTTATTTTCATTCTCTCCTTGTGAATAAACGATATTTCCATGTAGTAATGAAATCGTATCGTCAGAAAAAACTCCGTCAAAAAAGAAACTACTCTTTGCAGTTGAATTTTCATACTCTGTGTCTTCTATAGACTTTGCATACGCATATTCATAATATACAACCCCTTGTCCGCAGAGTAATCCTATGTTTTTCCCTTTTGATAATTTTGGAGATGTATCTGTATTGTTATCAACAGCCTTTATTTTAAATCCGTTAATAAACACAACTATTTCGTTTTGTTCTACTCCAACTTTTAGCCTAACATCTATATTGTATGCTTGGCCAGCATATATGCCAGCCAACCTATTTATACTTTTTGATTGACTATCTTTTAACAACAACACTTTGCCATTATTACTAAATTTCATAATTCTAACTTCTTTTTTTGTTTTGGAAGATGCAGTTGTATGAATAGTTATATAGTAGCCATTCTTGCCATCATTAGATGTAAAAAGGGCTAAGCCTCCTATTTGTGCAGGGCTTTCAAACTGTGTATCAAAATACATTCTGGTGCCAAATGCAAAGTAATTTTTTGAAATATCTATTGAGTCAAAGGATCTGACTGCTATATCATATGTAGTTTTATCCTTGTCCAAATTACTTAAAGCTAAAAATGATTTACTAATAGTATTCTGTTGAGAATTTGCGTCAGACTTAAATAATCCTGGATCGTCTTCTTTTTTGGTAGATGCTGTGGCAGATAGAAGTTTAACTGAATATCTATTAAACTTTTTAGGATCATTTTCTCCAGCCACATTGATGTATGAGTTTGGAGATTTTTCATGAGTAGGAGGTGTTTTTGTATTCCACAAAGCTCTTGATTTAATCTTGTACCTTCCTGTTGGCTTAAAGTATGCACTATTAATATTGTTAATATCTTCATACCCTGGTTTAGACAGGTACCTATATTTGTAAATATCAGACTCAGACTTAATTAATACTTCTTGAGGATCAGAAGGCCCATCTTTTGGAACATACTGGTATTCAATGCCATCATATTCAATAATCTCATCATTAATCAAAACGTATCCATTAAAGCTAAATAATGCTTGCAAGTTATTGTCTTGAGATATTGTGCTATTGTTTAAAGAAAAATATTCGTCTGTGCTCGTCAATGGATCAGCTAATGTTCCTGCGCCTAAGTATGTCTCTTCTGATTTCCATAGTGGCGAAGATGATCCGTCATATTCTGATGTAGAAGCTGCTGACCATATTACCTTTACAGCATTTGCAGATGCTATCTCTGAAGAAGAAAAGTCTACTATGTTTGGAATAATTGTAGTGCTGCCATCTACATAATTTTCACTAGTTAAAATCCAATCAGGATTTTTTTCTGAGTCATAAATATACTCCCTACTATAAAAGTTAAGTATATTATTTTCGTCAACAAACGCATTCATTTGTATGTCTCTACATAGCTCTTGTAGGCATTCCCAAACTGTCTTGCTTCTGTCCGACCACCAGTACTTAACGGAAGGAATAGATTCGTCCTCATCTTTAACATAAAACTTATAATTAGAAAATCCTACAGAGTCTAACAGTGTTCTTATCACAGCAGTAATTGGATAGTCCTGTATTAATATTTCAGGACATAAAATTTCTTGAAGTATTTTTGCGGAATCTAAAGCCGTTACATCGCCATTTCCAAACTCTCCGATAGACCATGAATGCATATAAAATAATCCTTGATTTATTTTATAAGATGTGGCTCCATCTTTAATTGCTATATAAGGTTTAATAACTGCATCTTTAAATGCGTATAATATTGTAGGGTCTATATCAGAATCTCTAAGGTACTCTTTTAACTTTAAAGATCCTTGAGTATATTTATTTAAAGATAACGACAATGTATTTGCTGTTAAATTTCCTACTGGAATAATTGAGTCTGTGTCGTCGCTGGTTTCTTTTAAAATATTAAAACTTTGAATATCATTTGTAATGTCTACCACCCAAATAGGGGCAAACTCTATTACTCCTATTAGCTTACCACTGTTTGAGTTAACGGCTTGCAATGATATAGATTTAAATTGTTGATAAGCATTAAATGTAGATGGTTCGCTTGTAGACCAAGTTGTTCCGTTATAGTAAATCGTTGCTTGACCATTAACAAGTGCGGTTCCTGTTGCAGTGATTGTAGTGTTGTCCTGCTTAGTTGCGGTAATTGTCCATGAAGTTGGAACATCATGACTAACCTCAAATCTTGCAATAATTTTATTTGCTACGATTATTTTTGGAATTGTTTTAGCTTCATCTTTAAAGTATGAGATAGAAATACTAATATCTTCATCCTTAGGGCCAAGCCAATACTTGTATGTCATGCTGTCTCCAGGATAGTATAGTCTTGTGCCTTCTGGATTTAATTCTCTGGGGGAAACAAATGAGTTTTCTTGAGTGTCAGTATTCCCTACTGTATAAATTAAATATTTAATTCCTGGGAGTAAGGGTCTAAATGGTTTGTATATTGTGTCTATAGGAAATAACTTATTATAAGCATTAGTAAGGTCTCCATAATTAGCATTAGATGTTCCGCTAATATGATTCACCATATTATTCATATTGTACTCAATAAGTGCGCCCGCCGAAGTAGAGATACTCCTACTCGTCTTTAATATATTCTTAACTGTTTCATTTAATTGGATCATACCTGCTCCATGCTCATATTTACATTCCAATATGCCTGGATGCCTCTTTTAACTACTACAAAGTCACAAGATGTAAATGTAACTGTATAGGTATAATCATCTGCTAATACGCCTGTATTCTCTAAATTGACTGCTGGATCAAAGGATGTAGGATTTATCATAATATCAAATGTACCTTGTCCTAGTGTAGATTCATAGAAGGCTTTTAGGTCTTCCGCCCCCCATGCTCCATCTACCGTCTCATTTCTAAATGATGGCAACATTGTCCAAGATAGGCTAAATGACTTCTTGTCTGCTATTACGTATTTACGTAGAGACCCATTAGCCATTCTTTCTTGCCTTTCTATTCTGATAGGGGTTACACTAAATTCTGACCTATTATGCTCTGTTACTCTTCTAAATCTGGTTTGAGTTTTATTTCCGACGGCAAGTCCGTTTCTTGTAGCCACCGCCGATAAATACTTTTGTCCTGGAGCAGTAAATGTAGATCCACCATAGGTAAATTGATTATTTGCAGGATCTATAGCAAGAGGGTCTGTTGCCTTTATGTAAAGGATAGAACCTTTAGGTAAATTCTCAAATGCCATTAGTACCTCCTACCTATTCCAGATGCTGCTTCTCTTAGCTTCATTTCTCTGCTGATAGCCTTAGCCACATCGTCAGGATTCATATCTGATCCATTAAGTGTAACATTAATATTATATAATGCATTTGAGTTTCCTGCTGGTCCACCGCCAGATCCATACATTATTCTTCCACCAGTTGAATATTTTGGAATATCAAATCTAGTGGCTAGTCCACCTTGAGCCATTCCATTAATTCTATCTAACATAGGTACGCCAATATTCTTTACAGCAGCAGCATTTATTACATACTCACCATTGGAAAGCATTGCTGGTATAGAATCAGAGGTTCCAGATCCTGGACCAGTTATCATTCCGCCAGCTGCTTTTTGCAAATAAGCTCTTTGAGTGTTTGTCTTTGATCCAGTAACTCTATATAACTGACCCTTATACTCAAAGAAATCGTTTCTTTGTAACTTTAATCTATCTACAATTTGTCCACGTGCAGCATCAGTCAGAGACCCGTCCTTCTTCGTCTCATAAGTTCCACGTAATACATACGGATTATCTTTCCCATATGTTGCCCCATCGCCCTTGCCTATTCCCTTATTATTTATAAGTCTATATAGGTCTGCTAAAGTTTTGCCTCCAGTGATAGCTAAAGCTTCTCTCTGAACTCTTTCAATATCGTCTTGTGTGGATTTTCCTATTGTGGAAACATTTCCGCCAGGAACATACTTACCGCCAACAACAGAACCCATATTCTGAAACACTCCAGCAGGTTGAGATAGCATATCCTTAAAAGCTTCAGAGAAAGCTTTCTTTTGTGCAGCTGTTCCAGTTGTTGCAAAATCTCTTACTGTTGACTGGAAGCCAACCAATTGACCTGTTGCTGATTCTATTGCTTTTTGTCTTGCTGTATTTTGTTTTACTGTGCCGCTTGGCATTGCTTGGGCATATGCGAGTTCTTTAACAATTCTTTGATATTCAGCTTGTTGCTTTAATAATTCATCACGAACTGAAGCTGCTTCTTGAGCATTCATTTGACTATTTTGAAAAGCTTCAGCCTTTGCTTCTAGTTGTTTTTGCTTAGCCTCTTTTTCCTTGTTAGCCTTATTTAACTTTCTTTCTCTTTCATCTTGGATTGCATCTATTGCTAATGTATTTTGACGTTCCTTAACAAGCTGGTCTATGGCTAGCTGAGCTCTAGCTGCCGCTGCCATATCTCCTCTAGCAATTGCATCCTGATAATCAAGCTGAGCTCTTTGTAAATCTAATTGATAATTTTCTTTTTGTTGAACTCTTTGAAGAGCTTTAATCTTTGCGTCAGCCTCTTCATTAATCTTTTTAATCTTTTCATCAATTAACTTTATCTCTTCTTCAATTTGCTTTCTTGCCTTTTCGGCATTTCTTTGGGCTGCTGCTGAAGTAGATAAAGCAATTTTATTTAGTCTAGCTATTTGCTTTCCAACTTTTCCAAAAGTACTGTTGTCTCCAGCCTCTTTAGATAAATTAGTCATAGCAGTAGACATGGCTGTGTCAAACTCTGCAAGCATGAGAGCCTGATCGGCAGTCATATTTTTCAAATTAACTCTAGCTCCAGAAATTGCAATTTGCCATTTAGCATAGGCACTAGCAATGGTATCTGCTGAATTAAGTATAGCTGCCAACTCTGGCTGAGACTTTTCCAACTGATCTAGTTTGGCCTCTCCAATTTGCTTATCTGAGCCATTTATATTTTTAACTTGCTCTAGTGTTTGTTTTAAGGCCTCTGACTGATCTATTACATTACCAGTAGCGTCCTTAGTTCCTTCTAATCCCTTTCTAATTCCATCAATTACATTTAGGGTATTACTAAATGCATTTCCTAAATCTTTGCTTCTAGTCATTCCTTCTAAGTTTTTAACTAAATTTTTAACCATAAAATCAGCAGCTGAAGCTTTATCTCTTATGATAGCAAATCCAGAAGACCCTAAAACATTTAATGCCTCTTTAGATTTTTCAGAAGCGGCAACAATTCCATATATCTTCTTTGTTGCTTCTTCTGCACTCATGCCACCAGCAATAAATTGTGCCTTAATGTTTTGAGCTAGTGGTACAACCTGATCTCTTGATGCTGAATTAAATGTGTCAACAAACTCTGTTAAATTTTCTTGAGCAAATTTTTTGGCTTCTTTCATTTCCTTTATTGTTATCGACATTCCAGGAAGTCCAGCTGGAGCAACAGCTTCAAATGCTGCCTTGCCCATAGCCCTCTGAGCTCTAATTTGTTCTGTTACATTTTTAATAGAAGAAGATAAATTATTATACTTTATTCCAGCCTGCTTAGCACCTTCTTCTGTCATTCCATTTAATAAAGTTTGTTCTCTTTGATACTCTTTTACGTTATCATAAAGTTTCTTTAGGGCAAAGCCGACTGCAGTTATTGCAGCTATAGGCCAAGCAAACTTTGTTGCCATTCCTAATAGCTTAAATGCTTTTGTTAATCCTCCAGCACCACCTGCAGCAGCAGACATAGCATTTTTTATTGCCATTAGTTTTGGAGTTAGTAGTGGAAGGAAATTTGCTGCAGCCATTATTCCCATTCCAAGACCTGATTGGCCCATGCTCATTGCACCCATTCCTAGCATGCTTCCGCCCATGGATATGGCGTTCATTTTTACAAATGGATCAACGGGTCCTGCGCCAGTACTTATTAAAGGTCTTCCTTCTTTAAACCCTTGACCAAATGCTTGCATTAATCCTGGAGTACGCATTCCAGTTGAAGTTTGTTGTAAAGGAACTCTGGATGCAATGTCTGCAGCACTTAAATATGAAGGCCTGTTGTCTCCGTAAAAAAGTCTTCCAGACTTAGCGACTCCTCCTCCCCTACTGTATCCAGGAATCATTCCTCCCATATTTCTTCTTACTGGGTTTAAGAATCTAAATAGGCCAAGAGGTACTGGGCTTCTTCTAAGAGGTCTTCCAGTTGAAACTATATTATCAACTTCTCCTCTTCTTAAAATAAAATCATCATAGTCTTCAAAGCCCAATGTTTTAACTATTGCATTTGCTCTAGCTTTTGCAGCAGAAGAATTGTCTGGTATTCTATCCTCAATTTCTGGCAACCTTACACTTAACATTCTTGTAAACTGATTATATGGATCAGCGATAGCCTGCCCAAAATATCCTACTCCGTGAGTAGTAAGTGTTCCTATTGGATCAATGTGTCCTCTTTGCAAAAATTCTGCATTTCTTCCAATTGGATAACCAGATCTACGCATAGTATCACCAATTAATTTTCTTGCTTCATTTGATAACACTGGCTGGCGTCCACTTCTTAAGGAAATAAGTTTAGGATTTTGTTGAAGAATTCTATCTCTTGCTTCTCTGTATGTTATTCCTTCGGTTTCTGCTAAATTTGTGGCCTGCTCAAAATACTTTCTTGCTCTTGCGATTGCATCGTCTGGGTCATTTGTAATTCTCGCCTGCATAATTCCCATAGCGTCATTAAGTATAGCGCTTGATTTAAACCTAGCATCATAGCTGTCATCCATAAGACTATCAACATAACTATATAACATATCAACATCAGATGAAGTGGATCTAAATGGAGATGTAGCAGCTTGTGCTCCGTAGCCGAACTGTTGATTAGAAACTTCTCCACCCAATGTGCCATTATTAATTGCCATTAGTAATGGAAGATTTCTTTGAGTAGCTTTTCTATTTACAACAAATTCTCCAGGAGTTAAAACTGCTGGAACAATGTCGGAGTCTACATTTGGACCAGGAACAATATTTGGAGAAGAGTATACTGCTCCTCCAGAGTTAAATCTTTTTGGCCTATTTACTTCCATGCTGTAAGGTGCGCCAAATGTTTTAATTCCACGAAGTCTGCCGAACTCCTCCAAAACATTCTTGCTGCTTTCACGCTTAAACATATCTCTTAAAGTATATTTTCCAGTAGGATCTGTTACAGCTTGATTTATTAATGGAGCTTTTGAAAAATCAATTGTTCTTCCACGAGCTGCTGCTAATTGAGATATTTCAGCAGACATTTCTGCCTCAATTTGTGCATTGAGCTGCATGATTTGAATTCTAGCCTGATCTACGGTAATTTTAGCTGCACGTAATTCTGCAACAATTAAGGCTGATTCTGAAGCAGCTTTATTAGCAAACTTTGATGTTATTGGAAGCAAGTCATCATATGTATTTAAAAGATCTGAGCTTATTGTTCCGCCTAAAGCGACTACCTTCTTTAATTCTGCCACCTCTGCTTCAGTTTGCATTCCAAGCGTAGCCATTAATGCATGGAACTTAGCCGCTTCCTGTGCAACAATTCCAGTTGAAACTCCTCCAACAGAAGTCAGACCTTCTATATTTGGAAGTCTTTCGGTCATATACATTTGTGGAGTTGCACCCAGCCTTCTATTTACTGGTATTGCTCCTGGAACTACACCCAATAATTGTCCAGCATGACCGCTCTTTCTTGGATTAATGTGTGAGAATGCTCTAGTATCTCTTTCTCCAGTAAGTCTATGAGTAGGATCTACTTCTATTTGTGTTCCGCCAGTCATTATTAAATTATTACCCATTGTAGAAATTGCTGGCTTTACAGATATGTTTCCACTATTTACTGCATTATTTAAAACATTAAACTCGTCTACAAGGTTTCTTAAAGCCTGTTCCAATACAGCTGCCGCCTGTGCATCACTATAAAATGTTGCCTCTAGGGATTGAGCAGCATGATTTGCTGCAACAATTTCTGGAGTAAGCATTTTCCATCCCTTTGAGCCAGAAAGTAATGCTTTTAAATTAGTTGATCCTTTTAACAGATATCCAGCAAAGTTTGCAAGAACACCAGTTAACATAATTATTGGTCCAGCAATTGCGGTTAATCCTCCAAATGCTGTTATTAATTTCTTTACTGGTTCTGGTAAATTGTTTAAAAACTTTAATAGTTTAGTTATAATATTAATGAACTTAGTTCCTATTGTTAAGAAGTCTTCACCTAATGTTGATAATTCGGCCTTTAAAGACTCTATAGCCCTCTTATATTGTCCAGATGCAGATTCAGTTACGGCTGCTAATTCTCGGCCCGCTACAGCCTCCAGATCCCCAGCACTGGCCTTCATAAGATCCATTACCTGGAGCGTTTGGCTACCCTGTCTTCCTAAGTTGTTAAATAAAGCATTAAGTCTTGAAAATTGAAATTTACCAAATAATTGTTCAATTGCTTGCTGCTTTTGCAGTGGGTCAAGTTTATCTAATGCAGATTGCATTTCCAAAATCATGCCAGTTGTATTACCAGCATTTCTTTGAACCATTCCTAAAATATCTATTCCCCAATTACTAAACTTAGCAACCGCCACATCTGTTGGGTTAATTAAAGAAGCAAGACCAGACTTTAATGCGTTAGCTCCTTCTGATGCAGATATTCCACCTTCACGCATAGCTGTAAGGTATAGAGCTAAATCTTGAACGCTTCCACCTAATCCTTTAATAACTGGACCAGCTTTGGGAATTGCTTCTACTAAATCATTTAGAGTTGTTGAAGTTTGGTTTTCAACTGCGTTTAAAAAGTTAATTGATTCAGATAGTTCATCTGTATTTTGTTTAAAGGCAGTTTGAATTGCCAGAGTGGCCTTCATCGCCTCTGCTCTATCTACTTCTCCAAGTACGGCTAATCGAGTTGTTTCTCTTAATGAGCCCATCAGTTCGTTGCCCTGCTTACCTGTTGCGGCAATATCAGCGGCTAATGAAATAGTTTCTTTATAATTTACGCCTAATGCAGCAGACAATTCTTTAGATGTTGCAATAATATCTCTTCTTACTTTTGTAAGTTCATCAGCTGTTGCGCCGCCTATATCTCCATACACCTTAGATAATCTTGTTAACTCTTGGTCTGCTTCTCTAAATGCTTTGGCTGCTGCCGCACCAAAACCTGCTATAGGGACAGTCAATCCAACTGTTAACTGACGACCAGCCCACTGAGTATTTTTACCCCAATTAATTAATGCTGTGGCTCCTTCATTAATTGCACGATTCATAATCTGCAATTCCATACGAGCTAAGTTTGCTTTATTTTTTACTAAATCTAAACCTCTTGGAATATGTACATTGTATTGCATTAAGCCTTGAGCATTTCTACCCAATGGCTGCATAACTGCATTTTGTAACATTACTTGCTGCTTAGCAAGGTCTCTAATTAATCCGCCACTTTGTTTTGCATGCTGATTAAAAGCACTATAATAATCTCTTAATTTTAATCTTCCAGAGTCTAAGCCTTTTCCAAATCTTTCTACATCGGAATGTAGTGTTACGAAATGAGACGCAAACTGTCCAGTACTTCGTAACGTTTCTCCGAATGAGTTATTGATAACCTTTATTTGTGAAGCAACTGATTTTCCAGCTGATGAAAGGTTTTGTTGTAATTGTTGTAGGCTGGCAGTAGCCCTGTGCACTTCCGTGACAAGGCTTGAAAGATCAGCTTTCGCAACTATATTAGTTACAATCTGATCATCGGCCATTTGCTACCCCTTGGAGTATCCCAATCCCATTCCGATTCCGAATCCAGCTTCTGAGGCGAACGATCCTTGCAGACTAACTACATCATCTGCTGATGCGTTAATCCCAAGTGCTCTCCGCTTGACATCGTCGAACGTAGGACCTGATTTTTCTGCTTCATCGTCCATCGGTATTCCCTTTAGAGATGCTGCAAACTTTCTCTGGTTGTGCTCTTTTTCATGCATTGATTTCAATGTCTGAATGAGCTCTGGCATTGATAGGTTTTCTTCTAACTCTTCGTAATTCTTCCAATGTCCTAAAAGAAATACTTCTCCTTCTAAAGCGGCAAGATCTAGTTCTGACCAGCCAGAACCGCTGCCGCTATTAGGTTTGGGTCGTCCATCTTAATCCCTCCACATACTTCAAGGATGCGATTGATTGTTGGTACGTCCAATGCTTCTTCTAATGCGTCTCTATCTGATACCAAATCTGGTAACTGTGTTTCTAGCGCAACTGCACATGCATCAATTAAAATGCTCAATGTTGCATTTTCATCTGTTGATTCTTGAGTCTTTTGTACGGCAGCCATAAATTTACGTAACTGCTTGATTGATAATGGCTTTAGTTTTACCTTAGCACCATTTTGTAATTCAATTTCTTCTACGTCGTATACTGTAGTAGCCAATTTATCCTCCTTTAGGATTCTTAATTATTATAACATAAGGATGGTGTGGATACAAATGAAAAGCCCCCATTTCTGGGGGCCTTATTTAATAATTAAAATTAATTATTATGCTGGTGTCCAAGCACGGTCAATAATCTTACCGTATTCTGAACCTGCGTGAGCTGAGTCACCAGATGGTAGAAGACGGAATGTTACTGGGAATGTGGTTGGAGCAGTACGAGCAAGCGAGAACTGTGACTGTTGTACTGAAAGAACACGACGTGCATAATATACACGCTCTGTATTTGGAGAAGCTACTGTAGGAGCCTTTCCAATAGCGACAAGCTGGCGCTCTGTTGGAGCTGCACCAAGTGCACCTGCCTCAAGACCTAGTTCGTCGTTATCTCCTTCTGTCAAAGTTGACTTGCCTTGTCCGAATACAATAAGAATATTTTCTAATGTACCTTCGGACATTTCGGTTGCGATCATAACCTCCATCGCAGACTTGAAAAGCTTAGCTGTATCAAGTAGCTGGTCGACGGTTACTGAATCGTATGTTGGATTATAAGTGATCTGAAGACCATTATTTGTATAACCAACGTTACGGTATGCGCCTCCATCCTTTGGTGTTGTTCCCTGTGTTGTGGCAGTTGTTACTGCAACTGCGTTAAGGGTATCAGTGTATGACTCTGAAGTTGAAAATGCTGGAACGAAGCGATTTTTGTTCGCTACGAATGTATTTGCAACGCCAGCTTCCATGCTCTCATCGTAACCTTCGACTGTAGAATCTTCTACTGAAAGGAACAATGGAGAAGCACCGACAAGAATGTTTTTAGCATTACCTACGTTTTGTGCTGCCATGAAGTCTAACCTCCTATTTCATGAAATGTTTATATATATATAAATGGCTGGCTAGGCCCTTCCCTCTATGTCCAATTATAGATGTCCTAGTCGCCTAAAGCAAACTAGGCAAATCTGCCAGATCTATCAGTTATTCTGGAATATTTTATCTCCAAAATAACATCTGCTGCCAAGAACCCTTGTAGCTCTTCTGATGGGGCTGTCGGCGACATGTCCGATATAAATATACTGTGAAATTTAAATTTATCTGATAAGCTGTCCCAACGGTTTACGTCTCTAGCAGAATCATCCATTCTGCGAAACTCATCTGTAAGAAAGTTTCTTATCTCTACAATGTCTAAGATGTCTGTTGAGTATATTGTAAATAATATTTGCTCACAGCATATAAGCCAATTGTTTTCATATGACATTCCTATTTTGTCATAGACTATATGCTTTTTGCCACTTAAAAATTGATTCATTTCTGGTGCCTGCTGAATTGGCAAAATTGGAACTATAGTTTCATTTAAATTGTCACTATAGTAATCATCTGGATCAAATATATTAGCATCTCTTAACTTTTCCCAAAGATACTTTCTGATCTCAAACATAGCGTCTAATCTATAATTTACCATTCTATACCCCCGCAAATGCTGTGCTTACCGCCGCCTCAGCTTGGCTTGCAACTGAATTAGGCGAGAACTTATATTGTACCGTTTTTATATTAACAGGTATCTTCATTGCTTTTGTTAAAGACGAATTAAATAATCTCTGAAATCCAGAAGCTTTAATTGAGTTGCTAACTAGATTGCTGGTAAAAAAATATTTATATGCTGATAAAAAAGAATTTTTTGTTGCTGCTCCACCAGGCTTTTGTACAGTTACAGATTTTCCTTTGGGCATAAAAACAGTATATCCGTTTACATCAAAAACGAGTCTCTCTGCTGATCTAGGGGATATTACAACTGGCTTGCCCTGTTCCATAATTTCTGCTTTGCTAACAAAGACATGTCTATGCTTGCCCTTTTTAGTTGGAACCATGGACTTTGAAGGCAGAAGGTTATAATTGATTTGAAAAGACATTACGCCTTCAGAAATTTTGTTTAACTTAAAAAGCCTAGCTTCCTTGTCACCAACTCTTTGCCATTCATATACATGGTGCATTGACCTTGGAGAAGTTCTTGCTTTCGCATCTATGTACTGGCCAAAATCCTGTTCGATTTGCTTAAATATAGTTTTTGCAAATGCTCTATTAAATGATGTGCTGTTTGTTAATTTTGCTACAACATTTGCTTGATAAAATATTGCTGCGGAAACCTGGGCCACAGTACTATCTTTAATTGCTCCGTCAACTCGTTGTCCCGCCATTAACTTTGTTAATCCGCTGGCTGCTTGTAATAGTAATTTATCAGATGCCAATTTGCTGGTTCTCCGATCTTCTTACAGATGAGTTATATCCTAAAACCGATCCAAATGGATCTGTTATTGGTGTGGTTCCTACGACTTCAAAAACAGTTGGGCTGTTGGTTGGAAAGTTTATCTCAGTCCAAACACATTCTCCTCTTGAATCCCTTATATTTGTTATCTTTTCTCTTATTGTAAGTCTGTCTTTAGTTCTTATCTGAAGTATTTGATCATTATAGTATCTATTGTCGAATACCTGCTTATCGCTAGTTCTTGTTGTAGCTGAGTTGCTTATTACTCCTTTAGCATGACAGTCTAAAGTTTTATCATAAATCCATTCTTTTTTTATAGAACCAGTGTTTGCGTCCTGAATATCAATCTGCTTATATACATCCAGCTTCATTGATAAAACTGCATTAATAACTGATGACATTATATCAATGAGGCTTTGTTTACAATGAAGTCAGACAATAGTCGGTCAGCGTAAGCATTACCCGTTCCCATAAAAACTTCTGGACTGTATTCAAACTGCCAGTCAAAAGTTTGTATTGTTGAAATATATTGATTCTTCCAAGTGTTATCCTTTGCGAAGAAATCTTTCATTAATTCTATAGCTGCAAGCTCTACCTTGTCTGGAACCTTCTTCCATCCGAACTTGCCTTGAACTTCATACATCGCACCGTTTTTAAATACACCTTGACCATCATGTATTGTTGGTGGAACCATTCCATTTGCAATATAGACAGTATTATCTAACATTTCTGCTCTATTAACTCTTATACCAAAGCCAGTTTCTGAAACCTGTACGTTGTATCCCCAATTATTTACTGCTGGGTAGGCAGTGTTATCTATTAAAACAATATCATTTAAGTATAGCTTATGAATTGTGTGAAGACGATCTGGTAATGGCAAGGTGTCAGAACCAGTTCCCATGACTCTATGTATATCGCTATACAGATAAAATTGTTGTCCAGTATAATCTTCTATTCTCTGTCTAGCATATCGTTCTGCCGCTGCTAGCTCTGAAAAAGATTTATAATTTGGATCTGAAGGATCTGTGCTTACACCAAGCATGTAGGCAGACTGGTATAAATCTGCATATGGCGTCACTACGAAAACATCATGACGGTAGGTAAACTCTTCAGAATCTACCTCATAATTCCAAACAAGTCTTAGGGTACCTGTGTTGCTTGTATATGGCAAAGGTATGTGTGCTGCATACAGACCAACATTTGTTTCATCTTTTTCAGCAGTAATAGTATCTAATAAAATTGTTAAGCCAGGATTTTCTTCTTCTGGAGTTTCAGTGATATCGTATATCTCTACTGTTGGTAGATTGTCTGCATCAACAACATTTCCTCTCCAGAATACCTGATGATAAACTGGGGAATTGCTATTTTTTAATATCTCTGCCATTTAATAGGCTTAGTTGTAGAACTCTCTTACTTCTGCTGGAGTTGCTAATCTAAAGCCCTCCTCCTTGTCAAAAATTCTTTGAGCGTCTTCCTTGCCCATAGCGACAAATGGATGCTCTTTAGTAAATGTCTTACCCATTATATCGTATCTAAAATTATTTCTTGTCATTCTAACAAGCACTTCGTCTGCAGAAATATCTTTATTTGGGTCAAACTTTGGAAGCACAGTAGGAGCTTCTTCTTTTGCCTCTTCAATATTCTTTAATGTGCTTTGGTATACTGACCATGTTACGCCTTCTTCTGCAAGAGCGGCTACTATATCGGCCTTGTTTTTTAGACCATCTGTATCAACTGCAAAGTCCTCTGCAATTTTCTTTAATTCTTTTACCTTTAATGTCTCGAATGACATATATTCTCCTTAATCTAGGTAACAATAATTATAGCATTACTGGGTTAAAAGGAAAAGCCCCCAAATTTAATTTAGGGGCCTTTCAGCAGTTTAATTCCTATAAATTAGGAAGCAACCTTAACGTTCTTAACGACAACCCATGCATCTGCTTGCTCAATTTGGGTTCCGACACGGGTATACATTGTATACTCAATCGAATCCTTCTTTGGCCAGAAGAAGCGATAAACTGTAACGTCACGCTTGATACCAATAACTACGTTATTAGGGAATGTCAAGTGTACGTCACCATGGTTACCTGATGGAGTGTCATAATCTCCAGCTTGTGTCTCAGGAAGTAGTGGCACTTCAACAATCGGAATACCGAATGCGAATGGTGCTACGAATCCAGCTGGGCCACCAAGACCTGGCTGATCTCCACGGATAATGCTTGAAGCGATATCCTGTGGGTTTACGTTCTGGATATTTTGTGATGTTGAATACAAATAATCCTGAATCAAGTTTGATCCTGATAGGAAGCGGAGATCTGGTCTACGCTGCTTGTACTTACGTGGCAAAGCCTTAAGGGCATTGTTGAATACTTCACGGGATACGTTAGCACCCTCAGCATCAACTACATGTCCGTTTGTCTTTGCAATCTTAACTACGCCGTCAAACGCCTTGTATAGCTGGTCAGAGCTTAGTGCAGTATTTCCATTGAGGATTACATCTTCAATGTCGTTACCTGCCTGAGTTGCCATCATACGTGCGATATGATCTTCTAGATCAGCACCTTCAATGTTGTCTTCAAGAGATTCTGTTGAAAGCTCCCAATCTAGGCGAAGCTTCTTTGTTGTAAGAGAAATCTTGGAGAAGGTGACTGCAGCATTACCACTGTTTGTGTTATCTGCTTCAGAAGCAACCTTCATAAGTTTCTCACCTACGCCGATACGATCAATTTCAGTAGTGTCTGCTCTCATTCGAACAGTACGAGCTACCTTACCGATTACTGTCGCATCGAACATATAATCGAGGAATCGAGCAGATTGCTCTGGGTTCAACAAACCACCCTTGCCTTCGGAACCAACGTGGATACCTGAATCGGCACCAGCGGAACCAGTCATTGCTGTGGTTAATGTTGTATCAGCGGAAACTGCTTTTTGTAATAGTTCATTGCTCATTGTTTTTTGTTTCACCTACCTTCATTATTTAAGTAATTCATTAACGGAACCGAGGAAAGAACCGTTCCATTTTGATTTTTTTATTGTAATCTCCTGAGACCCGCCAAGGTCTGAGGACTTCTTGAATGCAGTCTCTGATTCGACTGCGTCTACTCTCTTTTCAACAGTTGCAATTGTATTCTTAATTGCATCTACTGCAGATGAGAGTGCTGTGTGTTGTTCTGCTAATTCTGAAATTCTAGCATCTACGCCTTTGCTGAAAGTTTCAACTGTCTCTTTGATAGCTGTAACTTGAGCTGCGTTTGCCTCAGAGGCTTTTTCCAAAGTCTCTGAGAAGAAACCCTTTAGGTCACCAAGCATCTTTGCAAAATCAGGTTCTTCAACCTCAACTTCTGATACGTCGGCTGCTTTTTCCAGAACTTCGGCAGAAGTTTCTTCTGATGTTGCTTCAGTGTTTTCAACTTCATCAGACTTTTTAACTTCATCAGATGATGGAGCAGCTGGAGTTGCTTCTACAACTGGAGCTGCAGGCGCTTCTGCTTTTACAACAGGAGCTGCTGCCTTTGGCTCATCTTTCTTTGGAGCCTCAGGAGCACGTAACTTTTCAACAGTGTCTTCTACGACTTCTGTATTTTCTACGTTTTCCACTTCATTACCTCCTTCTGCGTTTGCCTGTTTTGCAATTTGTGTATCAGGCAACGTTTTTAATCTTGATTTATGAGAATCAAGAATCTTATCTATTTCCTTTGATTTGTTAATATCGTTTGACTCTACCCATCCAATGAGTTCTGTCTTCTTTCCAGTAACTGGAGAAATATATTCTGCCTCTGTTGACATAAACACAGAATCACTTTCTGCACAATAAAAAATATTTTCCATTTTTACATCTGCAGCAATTCCTTTAAATATCATTTGGCCATTTACCTTTTCAATAGACAAAATATTGCAAAGCTCATTTGCTGGAGAGTCTACTATTGATAATTCAACTAAAGAATAATCTTTAATAAATCTAACGCTTTGTCCTGTAGACTTGTTAACCTCTGTGTCTGAATCTATAATCTTTCCGCCAATTGAAAATCCTGTTAATGTTCCGTCAAGAACTTTTTCCCAGGTATCCTGTGCGCCTTTTGAAATGTATGCGTCAACATATACTCCGTTATAAAACTCTTTTGTTTTTGGATCGTAATATGTTTCTGGTCTAAATGATGCAACCTTACCGACAGCTAAAGGCTGATGCATTTCTCTTAGATTTCCACGAAAACCTTCGAAAGCTTTCATGCTCGCTTCCTGCGTAACAACATCACCAGTCTGATCTAGGTTGTCTAATGTAGCAAAACCTGAGACTGTTCTTTTTTCTCTGTTGACCTTCGTAAACGGAACTGATAAATTAATAACATTTCCGTTAGAAGACCAATGGGATTTTTCAATGGTCATATGTGTATATTATAGATTTCTATATATCAAAAGGCAAATAACAGTTGAGTAAGACTACTCGACTTGTCTGCCGTCGCCTTTTGCATTTCGGCCTTCCCCAGAGGTATCTGGGGAATTTGCAGATCTTTCTTGGTCCCTAGTTCTGGTTTGCATTGCCTGAGCCTTTGCTTCTGCTGCCTGGGCTTGAAGATCTACGACCTCATCGCCACCTTCTCTAGGAACTAATCCCATTCTAATTCTAACCTCATTTGGTGTAATTACCTGGAATCTTAAATATCTTTCATCAATTTTTGACTGAGTATCATCATCATTAAGGGCCAACTGATTAAATTTAATTGTTAAAGCGTCTGTCTTTTCTTCAATAATCTTATTTAATTTCTTTTCTAAATTAGCCTGGGCAGGGCCACAAACCTGCTCCCTGAATGTTTTATCTGCGTCTCTAGCGACTGCTAAATTAACTCCAGCAGGGGTTCCTATTTTATTTATAGGAACTCTATGAGAAATTAATATTTCGTCCCTATTTGAAATTCTGTAAGTATTAAATGACCCATCTTGAACTCCAGATTCAATTGGCTCCATTTTAAATTCAGTTTTTGAATCAGCAGAGTCTGGGGGCAAAGGAATATAAAGAGATCTATGATTTTTACCTCTTAAGCCTACCTGGAAAAACTCTAAAAGTTTTCTTTCTGATTCACCCGAAAGCTTTGCGCCCTTGACTGTAATAAGATATCTTGGCACCGCCTTGTTTTCAAAATAATCTAGGTTGTACTTTCCAGCAAATTCATTTCCAGCCATTGCGTTTTGAGATGCAATAATGTCTGGTATTCCATAATAATTATTTGTTGGAGTGTACTTCTTTAAATGAATAATTTCATTAGGGCGATCTGTTGCACTTGTAATTGGATTAGGAGTCTCTTGATCTCCAAAGTTCCTAAAAAACACTGCCTTTCCATATAGCAACTGCATATATCCATCACGCAATCTTCTTACACGCATTGTTTTAGCAGGTATATGTCCAATATATCCTATATCGCCTCTTGTTGTTCTTCCAATCTCGATGTATCCATTTCCTGTAGATTCTAAATCTGTATACACCTTAATAAGAGTTTCAGTAAATGTTTCTTCTTCGTTTACTGACTCAAGCCACTCATTTAAATCTTGTCTAATTCTATTTAGCTTTTTTCTAGCTCTTGCAAGCTGCTTTTCATCTTCTATGTTGTCTAACGCATCATTTGCTCTTTTTGATTCTACAAACTGATAACCAAGTCCAACGATGTTGGACACCTTTGCATTTATGGCAGCGTAGTTGTATGGAGAAATTTCATAAATTCTTGAAAGATATTCTAGGTTATATGGTGGCTCGATCAAGTCAAACATAGCATAGCCAGTTACTGCTTGCTGTAATAGATTTTGCTGAGTAGCAGTTCCATCCACACCTACAAATCTTTTTTGCAGGTCACGATTCATCTTTCTTCTGAATGTAGGTCCTAATCCAGATATCTTAGATATGTCTTCGCCCTCCACCTTAAATGGATCATTGCTGATGGTGTTCTTTGGGCTATTGTACTTAACCCAATCAGCCGCATTAGAAATTTCTATTTCGCTGATCGAGTTTTCTTCATCATCAATAAACTCCATTATTTCCCACCCTTTAACTTTTTCATTTCATCCTTATAGTTTCCTATATCCAACGGATCTGGAGTAAGTCCCCATTTTAATCTTTGTTTTTGATACTCAAACTCTTCGTCGTCAATTTTTCTACTGCCTTCTAAAAACTTAGGCTTTCCTTCTTCAATTCCATAATGTCTTACTGCTTTAGCCAGCATTTCAATCTTTTGTCTATTATCTTTACGTGATGCCACCGACAAGAAGTTTCCCTCATCGTCTCCGATCCAGCGTCCGTCTGGCATCTCCCAGACATAAACACCAATTGTGGTTTCGCCTTCTTTGACCTTATAGCTAGTTTTGATATCCATATACACATCATTTTACCACTAATGACAGCCTAAGTCCAGCCTTTTGTCACACAAAATGACGCTGAGCTAATTTGATATACGTACCCAGTCTGGAGAATATGTGTACACATCTAGTTCTGTCATGGTGATGTCCGAATCCTCTACTATTAAAGAGTTATTGCCCATATAAAGTTGATAGTTATTTATTGGATCAGCATCACTATTTGAATATATGGTTATATTTTTGTAGGTATTATTGTCTAAAAGCCCGCTCCAGGATCCAGACTGATACTTTACATTAAACCAGGTGTCTCCCGTAATCTCTGAATTGAATTTGATAAATATATGATTTGAATCATTTATATTGATATAAGAAGATATGTTTGTAGCCCCTGTGGCGTCCTGTCCATTTATGTATAGCTCAGATATCCCAGACTTGGAGATAGAGCCTCCAGAGGCCCAGGAAAGGCTGTATTCGGTGCCCTCAGTCATGTTGTATACCAAGTATCCCGCAGACAAAGATTTAGGTGTAAATATAAATTCTAAATCTAAAATTGAATTAATTGTAGTTAATTTAAACCCTGCTGATTTACAAACTATGCCATCATTTTTGGCTCTTGCAAGAACTGGGTGTTCTAAATTAGATAGGTCTATATCTCCAGATAATTGATTAGAAGATATATATCCAGTTCCATTGTGTGCAAATAATTTCTTCTCTTGATAAAAAAACAAACTTAAATAATGTAGTTCTGGAGTATACTCTGTTGAATCAGAAGAATCAAACTGCACCTTAACATATATTATTTTTTTATTATTTGGGTTTGGAATAGAAGATCCATTCTCACACTGAGTCCAGGTTATTTCATCAGTTGAAACAAAGACAGACACTCCCTCTCCGCCCAGCCATTCTATTTTTGAAGACACATAATTTTTTCTTATTGATAAAGAAACTGCTTCTACGAATTCTCCAGATAATTTCCCTGGCTTTAAATAGATAGTGTTTTTAATTTCATCATAAGCCAATTCCGCACTTGAAAAGTAATCCCATCCTTTTGATAACGGAAACATAAACTTATCTGCTTCTGGCTGATGTTTCTCTGTTGATTTAAATATAACTCCAGAGTTTAAAGAAGCAATCTGTGATGGTGTAACAGTTGACGATTTAAAGTAATGATTTTTAATTTGATTTATACTTAATGCATACCTGTATACTGCTGGTGCATCTATAACAAAACTTTCACCAGCAGAACATGGCCCAGAAGAAAGTAAAATTGAATTATTGGAAAATCTAAAATTATTTAGTTTTTTAGACCTAACAAGAACTCCGTCTATGTATAAAGATATTAATTGCTTTTTATATACTGCAACAATGTGCATAGTTTTATTTGTATTAGGCAGGGTATAAGAAATTTTTTCTGAGCCAACTGAAAAAACAATATTTCCCTGATCCCAATAAATCCCTAAGTCGTTAGATGTTCCTAAAATTTTTGTAAAAGAGTTTATTGACTTTGGGTATATCCATGCCTCTAAAGAAAAATCGTTGTCCGAAGTTTTTGTTGTCCCAAAAGCTTCTGATGAGTTATTCCCATAATAGTCTTTTGTTATTGGAAAATTGATATAAGATGTGCTAGTTATTGTTGTTCCAGAAACTCCTTGAGGAATCAATGGAAATATCTTTTCATCTACAAAATTGTTATACTCAGCGTGATTTCCGCATCCAGAATAATCATACGCCACATTGCCCACACTCTCATCAAGCTTCCAGAAACCTAGTGGGCTGTCCTTAAAAATTGAAGTATAGTAGGACATGATTTTATTATATCAGAAGCTTTACTTTTTGCTGAATATCTTTTTGAAAAAATGAATAAAGCTCAGGGCAGCTTTTTCTATTTTCACCTCAGTAGAAGTATGTTCTTCTTGATAGTGTTTGCTATGGAAATAAGGATTTTTCATTTGATTTGAAAAATGCCTTCTTGGATGCCTTTGATATGGTGACATAACTATATTATACCAATTTTATCCGTTTAACACGATATCCGATCCAGTTGTTTTTAAAAACCTTTCTGGATCAAATCTCCAATTATCTTTGGCAAAAGAGGTGGCTATTTTGGCACATGCCTTATCGTATACATCCTTTTCTAGAAAAGGTTTTAAATCATTTAAGGCTTCCGCAACATCATAGTAATTTTGTCTTAAAAAAGTTGGATCCCCCGCCTGATTTCTTTTAAACACCTTTTGATTTATTCTTCCAGATGGCTCATATAATGTTACTGTCAAGTACTGTCTAGCAAAACCCCAGTCCTTATACATATTGTATGCTTCAGATGCATCTATTGCATTGTCATAGAATATGATAGTTCTTACTGGGGACTCACCATCTCTAGATATTGTTAGCATATAAGATGTTGCCTTTTTAGAGGAAACATCATTAAGATAGCTAGAAACAACATCGACATGTTCTTGCTTTAACTGTCCAGCAGCTGTCATGGCGACTCAAATCTAGAGTACCACTTGTAGTCTTGGTAAGGAATAACTGTAGAGTCAACCCACCAATCTTCATGGCCAATTTTACAAACTAATGAATAGCCGAGGCTATCTAAAATTTCTCTCTGTGCATCTCTCAAAGAAGCATTTTTATAATGAATTATAAACTCATGCTCGAAAGAAATGACAGTGAATCTATAATGATTTAGTGGCAAAGCAATTAAACCTAAAAGCGGTTGTCCTATCGGATGCTGAGGTCTCCCGCCTCTGTCCATTGGACTCTCTATATCAATTTGAAGATAATCTATTTGTTTTGGAAAATTATTTTCTTCAAAATACTTTAGGTAATTAAATTTAGTTGCGTCTTCTACTAGGCATGGATTGGATCTAACCGAGTTATAGTTTTTAGCATGCTGTTCGTTTAAGTCGAACCCTAGTCCTTTCCATCCGTAATCTTTTTCCATTCTATAAGTAGTATTTCCCTTAATGGGGTCTGCTGAACCCATTTCAACATAGTATCCATCCCTCTTATAATTCAGGATGTCTAGTGCAAATGAGTCCGAAGAACTTATAAAGTTTCTTTTATCTATAAATTGTTCCATCTGATTCCTCTATTCCATCAAACAGTTCCTTGCTTAGAACTGCAGGTTTATCTTTAGATCCTTTAACAAACATTGTAGATATATATCTATAATTATTACTTTTAACTGGCAGCGTTCCATGTAATATGTTTCCACCATGAATCAACATGGACCTTGCTTTTGGCTTATGTATTAGATTTAGTTCTGGATACTCTATCTCTCCGCCCTCGTAATCATCATTATAATATATAACAAGACCGTATCTTATATGATAATCTTCATCGTATTTCCAATAATCCCTGTGTGTGCCTAAAAAATCATCTTTAGTGTATCTGGCAATATTTATTCCAGTAATCTCTAAAAACGAATCAAAAATCTTTTTACATTTAACATTTATGCCATCGTAAAGATTATCATTTAGTTCATGAACCATTGGATCTATTATTTTGCCATCCCAAAAATTAAACTCGTATGCATTCTTATCCATTGCATACCAGTAACTTTCATCTAGTAACTTTATCTGGTCTAGAATAAGAGACTGTTCTTTTTCTGTTATAAAATTTTCAACCTCATAAATGTCTGGTAAAAGTTTATTTATATTCATGATTATCCTGTTACATCATCATGAGTTTTACTAACAATTTCATTCCAAATGTCTTTGTGTCTTTGATCTAAAAATTCTTCAAACTCTTCTACGCCCATAGAGTTTTTATCATTGTAGTATTCTTCTGTTCCGTCCTGCCAATATTTCCAATAACTTCTAATTATGTACTTAGTTCCGTTTTCAACAATTTTTACTCCATGATAGACGGGGTGCTTGGATGGGAAAATTATTGCATCTCCCTTTGATGGTTTGTACGATATTCTGTGTAAAACTTTTGAATAGTCTTCTTCGAATACCTTAAAACATATTTCTCCACCATCATAATTATCATTTAGGTAAAACACAGAAGTTGTTTCAAATTTCATGCCTGGCTCGTAATCTCTTTCTAGCTGATAATCAGTATGATAATTCATGGCCTGGGTTCCAGAAACACCAGACATTTCATTATAGTAACACAAATCTGGGCTACCAAACTCCCAATTATCTAAAACTATTCCTTGAGACTCAGTATATTTTTTTGTTATGTAATAAAAAGAATCGGTAAATTCTTGAAGTGATTTGTTTTTAGAAGACTCAAGCGTTATTTTTTCAGACCATTCTAAATCAGATGGAAATTTTTCAAAACTAGATCCTCCTATAGGAAGATAAATTTTTTCTCCGAAAGAATACCATTGCATCCATTGATTAGAAAATTCTTCACCCCTTAGATAATTTATTAAATCATCACTTTGAGTTAGTATGTTTTTAAAAACCCAAATTTTAGGGTGAAGAACTTCCACTTCAATGTTATCAAAAGACAACTACATCATTCCATTCATTTGCTCGTGATAAGCTTTGATGTACTCCTCTGAAGGACCTCCTGGTCCACCAACAACATAGCCATCTACAAATATGAAACCTGGAGTAATATATTTTTCTCCCTCTTTCATAATATGAACTTGATGCTTGTATGGGTCAGTAGATGGGAATATTAGTGCGCTACCAGCTTTTGGCTTTGCAGTAAATGTAACCATGTCTTTAGTTCTTGGATCTAGAGCGTCGTCTGGTGGTCTCAAATGACCATTAACCTCTAGTCTTAAGTCTTCTGGTCTGATTACAAATGATATTTCTCCACCTTCATAATCGTCGTTCCAATAAATGATAATTGACCACTCTAAACTGTTATCTCCAGCCTGTCTGTCAAAATGTGCTCCCATGGCACAACCTGGAATATATTTAGAAATACCTACGAAAGGAGAAACGTTTGGCTCTCCCTTCAGACCTCTGTCTACAATAAAAGCTTCTGCAATATTTCTAATTGCATTTCTAATCGTAGAAATAATTAAGTCTACATCCTTTCTAACTTCTGGATCTAAACCTTCTACTTCAGCTAGATTGAAATCTTTTTTCTTACCAAAGATATTTCCATCTCTGCTGCTTGAGTTCCAGTTGTTCCACTTAGGAATAACCTTGTGAACTCTTTCGTCAGAATCCAGCTTATTGATTAAATCAATAATTTCTTGAGGATTCTCAATTACATCCGAATACATGTAAACATTTTCATGTAATCTTTCTTCTAGTTGCATTATTCGTTTTCCTCCATTTTATATTTATTTCCGTCTGGATCTAACTTATATCCTTCTTTTAGTGCATCTTGCCAACCAGCCTTTATCACTTCTTGCTCTTCTCTAATTCTTTTCATTTCAGCGTCCCAGGCATCAATTGTTTCTTGAGGGTAAGCACTCTGGTCTCTGTCGTCCCAAAATGATCCAAGCGTGTACCTAATGCCAGAAGTAATCATTGTAACCTCATGAGTATTATCAAACCCGCCTGCAAAAGCAGCTAGAGAACCTGTCTTAGGATAAATCAATTCATCTTGCTTATTGAACTTTAGTAGTCCGCCTTCAAACTCGTCATTAAGGTATAGGAAGGCAGCGTACCTGCTTCTTTCAAATGGTCCAGTGTTGCCTTCTAAATCTGTATTGTCTGAATGTTCTTTTGCAAAGGCTCCTGGCTCCCACTTCTGAGCATGAAAACCAATCTTGTGAATATCGGAAAATTGTTTTCCATGAACCTCTGCAACTGCTTCAACTATTCTATTCTGAAGCACAGAGAAAAAATCAGAAGGCAATCCGAATTGCTCTAGTTCTTCGTCACCGTCTTGCGGAAGAACGGAAGAATAAGATTCATAAAATGTAATTGGTGTCCAAGACAACTTTTCATTTTTAACCTGAGCTTCCATAACATCAATAATTGCTTGGGACTCCTCTTTAGTCAAAAAGTTTTCATACAACAAAATATCTTGAGTTAATCTTGTATAATTAGACATTTTTACCCCTCGTAAACACTTTCATAAAGATTCTTTCCACGCATTTCTGGATCTAATAGCGTCCTATAATACTCTTTACCTGCCTCAGGCTTATTTTCTCCAGTGTGTTCTAATATGGTCCAAAAGAAAGGAACTGTATATCTTATATTTCCTTTTATCTCGGTGACGCCATGTATATAATTCATGTCTCCTGGGAAAAAGTATGCTGCTCCTCTTTTAGGCTTAATTCTAACTCCTTGTAGAGGCCAGTAGATTTCTCCACCTTCGTAGTCATCGTTTAAATAAAATAAACTTGCTATGTCGTAATATGGAAAATCATTTGGCAGTCCTGCATCTGGACCATCATGTAGTTCTTTATCAGCATGAGGTTTTTGTAATTGTCCTGGTAACCATCTTACAATTGTTTGTCCAGTTGGCTGTACTCTAACATTAAAAAAGTCTTCTATAATTGGCTGAAGTCTTTTAAATAGACCTTCAATAACTGGACCAATTTTTGGATCATTCTTATCTAATGATGGTCTAGTTGCCACTCTATCTTTCCAATAGTTAGCATCATATATTGTGGTTCCATTTTCATTGACATGGCTTTCTGTATAATCCCAAATTGTTATACCTTTTGCAGATTTTTCCAAAAAGTCTATCTCTTCTTCTGTCATAAAGTTTTCTAGTTCAACAATATTATCTTTGCTGGTCCCAAAAAATCCTGATGGGGTGATAGATTTTGTCACCTGATCTAAATGATTTACATTCATCTTTTCCATATTAATATTATATCACTCCTCTATCTTTGTAGAAAAATCGTTAATTTTTAACCTTATAGCCTTTAATTCATGGTCACCAATTTTTGTTCCATCATACTCTACACCATCTCTATAAAAATTAGTAAACTTGCCCTGCATAGTTATTTCTTGCCAGACCTTGTTTCTTTCTTCTTTTTGTTTCCAAGAAAGCTCTGGCCACACCTTATCCTGAATTTCTAACTCTACCTCATTGTATTTAGCCAATGATATTGGAATAAAAGTAGCTATTGGAGTACCAGCTGGTATAGTTATTACTGTGTTTGGTCTAGTTATTTTCCATGCAACTGGAATTGCTTCTGGAAAAAAAGATGTGGATATAAGAGTTGTAAATGGCGCAGCACCATCTATAAAGTAATTAGGAGGAACTATTTGTAGCATTGTCGTGTCTTTATCTGTCTCAAAAAAGATACCAGTATAAAAACTTATTGTGCCATTAGAGCGTTGTGTACTACAGGCTCCAGCTGGATCCTTTAAAACCTTTACGTGTTCCGAACTTGAGTCAGATATTCCATCCCAAATAAACTCGACATCGTCTAGTAATGATATCGACCATCCAATTGTATTAGCTAAACTAACTGGAAAGCATTTGTATGCATGAGCATTATCAGTAGCATCCATCCAGTCTCTTTTTACTTTAGTCTGCTCTATCTTTACCCTATGTCCAGCATGTTTATAGGCTTTAACTAACACTTGGCTCATTCTCCCATTTAGGATCATACATTTCTTGTGAGTGGAACTTGCCACTATAATCTAACATAGTAACAATTGAATATTTTGTTCCCGATATAACTGGCTTTGCTTGATGTGGGTACATGTAGTTAGAAGGGAATATATATAAATCTCCAGCTTTTGGCTTAATATTCAGGTTTTGCAACCTGAAATATAATTCTCCACCATCGTAATCATCATTAACATATGCAACTAAAGAGACAGTACAATTATATGAGTATCCATGATCGTGGTGCTCCATAAAGTGTTGTCCTGGTCCATACTTAATAAAATTAAATGCTTCCCAGTATTTAAGGTCCATAAGATTATGTTCTTTTCTATAATCATTTACGGCTGGAGATTGTACATCAAATACGTCTTGCCACAATTTTTGAAGTTTTGAGGACTCTTCGCTTTTATCAAATTGAATGTCGGTCTTCTTGAATTTAAAATCTACACAGTCTCTATAATCTGGCATAAGTTCTTGATACCCAACATACGCTGGCTGCCATGCATACTTAGCGCCAGAATTTACTGGACTAAGAATGTTTTCTAGTCTGCCTATTACATCAATTTCTTTTTTTATAACATCTCTATAGACAAATATACCATTCCCTAGAGACTCTTTTGATGACCAAGTTTGCATTTTATTTGTACTCTCTCCTACTCCATACCTTGCTTTTATATACTCCGCCATCTGGTTGACGGTAGAATTTCATGTTGTCTGTCATTTTATCATATATATCTTTTTGTGACAAAAACTTTACCTCATGCTGCCAGTCTTCTCTTTTAAATGGAAGTATCTGTAAATACGGTGTTCCTGCTGGAATTGTTCCTTCCCATCCTTCAACCAAAAAGAATGGAAATGTGCCAGATAAATGGACACTATCATTATCTACAACTCCAGTTGTATTTAAAAACGGTAAGTCAAATCTATTCATTGGAGTCATATATAAACAGCTATACCCTTCAGGAACTTCTAATGCCCAATCTGGATACCACGCAAAATGTTCTTTATAATAACCAGTTGGATGCTCAAACTGAGGCATCGGATCTCTTGTTGTACAAAAACCTGCATTTTTTTTATCATCTATTTTTACATTAATTTTTCCATTTTTATCTTTATAGAATGTTATATCACATGGAGTCTTAAAAACATAACCAGTAATAAATGCATCCATAACTGCTGGACAAGCTTTCCAAGTTGGGATATACCCGTAATCATTATTTGTACCCTCTTTTGGAAAAGGACAAACTTCCTTGGTAGCTTTGTAATATTCACCATTGATTGGGTTTTTAGCAAACCTGTCGGCATCCTTGTACCATTTAGGCATAACAGAATGAGTAGTTCCTGGCACTGATGGGCTAAATTTTGTTAGCCATGGTCTAAATGCTGTAAAAATTATTTTATTAATATCCGCCTGAACTTTCTGATTTATGATATAAATCATTATAATCCATCATGATAACTACAGCATACTTAATTCCTGAACTTATATTTAATGATGCATGCTCGTATACATAATTGGATGGGAACAACATAATGTCTCCAGCCTTTGGCTTAACTGTTAATCCATGTCTTGGAAATTCTAGTTCCCCGCCTTCATAGTCATCGTTCAAATAAACTATTGCAGAAACTGTACATGTATAAAATGGTCCATGGTCTGCATGTATTTTAAAGAATTCACCTGGCATATATTTTACAAAGTTAAATGCTTCTTTATACTTTATTGAAAAATGCCATAATCTTTCATAGTGCTGCAATGCAACATTTAATCTATCATTAACCATGTCATGAGCTTTTGCCAAAGCATCATTTTTAGGAATATAAGTTCCAAGAGCTTCTTTTTTATATTTTAGATCATAACAATTTCTTGCATGGGTGGTTCTTTCTTTACCATTAACACTGGCTTCATTCCATTGAATTTTTGGTATGCCTAAAGATATTTCATTTTCAATTAAATCTATAATGGTTTTACAGTCATCTTTATTAACTGCATTTCTATACAAGTGGATGCCGTAATCTAAATTAATAACCTCTATACCATCTTGTATAAATTCAGACTCTAATCTTGTTTTTGTTTTTTCTAATCTTGGTAAATCATACCATTCCATAATATCTCCTGTACATGTATGTAAATTGTATCATATACGAAATATATAAACAATAGCTAAGTGGGGGATTTACTCCCCCACTTTTAATTTATTAGTATCCGAATCCTGGGAAGAATGGTCCGCCACCGAATCCTGGGAAGAACGGGAAGAACGGTCCAAATCCTGGGAAGAACGGTCCGAATCCTGGGAAGAATGGTCCCTTAAAGTATGGGAAGTACGGTCCGAATCCTGGGAAGAATGGTGGGAAGAACGGTGGGAAGAATGGGAAGAATGGTGGGAAGAATGGGAAGAACGGTGGGAAGAATGGGAAGAATGGTGGGAAGAATGGTGGGAAGAACGGTGGGAAGAATGGTGGGAAGAATGGGAAGAATGGTGGGAAGAATGGTGGGAAGAATGGTGGGAAGAATGGTGGGAAGAATGGGAAGAACGGTGGGAAGAATGGTGGGAAGAACGGTGGGAAGAATGGTGGGAAGAATGGGAAGAACGGTGGGAAGAATGGTGGGAAGAATGGTGGGAAGAATGGTGGGAAGAATGGGAAGAACGGTGGGAAGAACGGTGGGAAGAATGGGAAAAACGGCGGGATTGTAGTAACGCTTCCAGTGCTATTAGAGTTAGCAGAAGTTCCATTTGCATTTACTGCTGTAACATAATATGTCTGTGCTCCTGGAGCTGCTCCTGGGTCATTAATAGTTGCGCTTGTAGCTGATGCAGAAAGACCAAGTGAGTTGTTGTTGTCTGATCCATAAACATTATGTGCAGATAATGGCTTTCCTCCATTTGCGCCAATTGTCCAGCTAACAGTATTTGAATTAGCAGATGAGGCAGAGGCTGTTACGCTTTGTGGCGCCTGAGGCACTGTTGTTGCAGAAACAGAAGATGATGTTGTATTAGGAGTTTTTGCTGAACCAGAACTATTTTTTGGAATTACTGTAAATGTATAGCTTTGTCCAGACACTAAACCTTCAAATCTATAGGTTGTTGAAGATGTATTTGCGGTATATGTTGCTGGTGTAGTTGTTATGTCATAACTTGTTGCTGCTGGAGAATTAGATGGCAATGTCCAAGATAAATCTACAGCACCACCAGTGCCTGATGCACCAGCTTGTGTTGTTGCTGCTGTAGCTAAATATGGTCTATTAGTTCCAACATCAACGGCTGTAAGATTTGTTACATTTAACGGCTCAAGAAAGTTATCTTGTGCTGAGGATTTAGTTCCTCTTCTTTTTGAAATTGCCATCTTATTCTCCTTGTAATTTTATTAAACTGTTAGGTCTCCCATTACTATCCAAGAGTCAGTGCCTCTCTTAAGTAATGTTGCTGAAGACCACTGTGATCTTAGTTTTGCTTGATTTGTTGCATTTTGTGGTGTTGCATTAATTGTAACACCAGCACTTCCAGCAATAATAACATTTCCAGTTCCTACTCTAACAACATCTATTGATGTTCCTACTGGAAACGCAGTTGCTGAATTAAGTGGAATTGTTAATGTGACATCAGATGATGAGTTTACCTCGATCATTGCGTCTCTATATCCTAATGTGCTAAGAGTTGCATTTGCTGTTATAGCGCTCTGCTGAGCACCAGTGGCAGCACCGTAAACTGTAGTTCTTGATGGGACACCTTCCTTGGTTTGTGTTCCATCTGTAAATGCTACGCCAGATGCTGCAACAGTTACAGTTCCTGTAAATGTTGGTGAGGCAATCGGTGCATAAGTTGAGGCTGCTGTAGCTGAGGCTAGCTTAGCGTCAAGCTGGGTCTGTACTGCTGAGGTTACACCGTCGAGGTATCCAAGCTCTGTTGCAGAAACTGTTGAAGAGACTGCGAGCTTGGTCCAATCTATTGCTGCAGAAGCATTAATATCTGCATTAACAATTGTACCGTCAGCAATTTTTGCTGATGTAATAGTTCCATCTGCAATATCTCCTGCAACAATTGTTCCATCTGCAATCATGGCAGATGTTACTCCGCCAGTTGCAATATCAATTGTTCCTGGTACAGATTCTGTTAGTCCAGAACCTGCAGATACTGCTTTAGCGGCATTAAATGCTGCATAAGTAACATTTGTTGTTCCAATTGTAATTGCTGAGGTATTAGAGCATACATATCCGTAGCCTGAATTTACTGTACCTTCAAGAACTAATGAAAAGTCTCCACCAGCTAATTCTCCTGAAGGTGTATTATCTGCATCTGCTGCACGTGTCCATGCGCCTGATGCTACTACATAAATACCATTTGTTTTTTGATCTGTTTGGTCTTTAACAAGAACACGATCTCCAGCAACTACTGCTACGCCGTCAATTGTTTGTGTTCCGCTTAGTGTAATATTTCCTGTTGTAGCGACACGAACTGGCTGATGGAAATTAATTCCAGCAGAAACATTATCGACATATGCTTTTGTAGCGGCATGTGCGTCTAATGTAGGTGCACCTGATAATGTAAGTGCTCCTGTCATAGTTCCGCCAGCAAGAGATAACTTGGCGTCTAAAGCTGTTTGTGTTGCTGTTGATACTGGCTTATTAGCATCTGATGTATTGTCAACATTACCTAGACCAACCATTGCCTTGGTAACACCAGAAACTGTTCCTGTAAATGTTGGTGAGGCAATCGGTGCATAAGTTGAGGCTGCTGTAGCTGAGGCTAGCTTAGCGTCAAGCTGGGTCTGTACTGCTGAGGTTACACCGTCGAGGTATCCAAGCTCTGTTGCAGAAACGTTACCTACGCTAGTTGTGCTAGGTAGAGTGACTGTTCCTGTAAAGGTAGGAGACTCTTTTGGTGCATAAGTTGAGGCTGCTGTAGCTGAGGCTAGCTTAGCGTCAAGCTGGGTCTGTACTGCTGAGGTTACACCGTCGAGGTATCCAAGCTCTGTTGCAGAAACGTTACCTACGCTAGTTGTGCTAGGTAGAGTGACTGTTCCTGTAAAGGTAGGTCCAGACAAAGGTGCTTTCAAATCAAGAGCTGTTTGAGTTGCTGCAGATATTGGCTTTGCGCTATCAGCTGTATTGTCAACATTTGCAAGTCCAACCATAGATTTTGTAATTCCAGAAACTGTTCCTGTGAATGTAGGAGACTCAATAGGTGCATATGTTGAGGCAGCAAGCGTAGCTTCTAGTCTTGCATCTAACTGTGTCTGAATTGCTGAAGTTACTCCGTTAAGTGTTTCAATCTCTGATGAAGAAACGTTGCCAATGCTTGTATCGCTAGGCAAAGAGACTGTGCCTGTAAATGTTGGGCTGGCAGATGGAGCCTTAGTATCAATTTGTGTTTGAATTGCTGAAGTCACTCCATCAAGTGTTGCGATTTCTGATGAAGAAACGTTGCCAATGCTTGTTGTGCTTGGTAACGACACAGTTCCAGTAAATGAAGGTCCAGATAAAGGTGCCTTTAAATCAAGAGCTGACTGAGTTGCTGTTGAAATTGGCTTATCTAAATCAGCAACATTATCTACATTTGAAAGTCCGACATCTGTCTTGTTTAATCCAGTTGGGCCATTAATTACTGGAGAAGATAAAGTTTTATTTGTTAAAGTCTCTGCACCGCTTAATGTTGCAAAACTTTCATCCTGTAAAGCTGCATTAAATTCAGCAACTGTTCCAGTAAGTGTATTTGAAGTTAAATCAATTGTTTTATTTGTTAATTCTTGGACATCATTTGTTCCAACAATTAATCCAGATGGAAGAGATTTACCTAAAACTTCAGAGCTTGTTAAAACAACATCTCCATCAATTTTATATGCTTTTCCAACTGGTAATTCAAAGTCTTCTGAGGATACCCATGCATCATCGGAAAGAGACCACTGTATATACTTATCAGTATCTCCCTTTAGAGAAATTCCGCCTCCATCTGCAGTAGCATTAGATGGACTTAAAGTATCTCCTAAAATAACATTCTTATCTTCTACTGTAAGATTTGTTGTATTAATATTTGTTGTAGTTCCATTAACAGTTAGGTTTCCAGATAATGTTAAGTCTGTACCATTAACTGCTCCTGTAAATGTTGCACCAGATAATAGTGCATATGGTGTTAAGTCTGAAGTTAATGCCATAGTTCCACTAGAATTTGGTATGCTAATTGTGTTATCAGTTGTTGGGTCAACTACTACTAAAGAAGTTTCATAGTCATCATTTGTTGAGCCTTCAAATGAAAGTCCACCCTTCAAGGTGGCTCCATTTTCAATTACTGGAGAAGTTAAAGTCTTGTTTGTTAAATTTTGTGCTCCAGTTACTGTAGCAACAGCAGAAGAAATTTCAAGTGTAATTAAATTATTTACATCATCATAAGTCTTTTGCAGACCAGATCCTGCAACCAAAGAATCGTTTACAGAATCCTGTGCAACTTCTGCTAATTCTGCTTTAGTGGCAATAACGGATGTATCAACGGCAACTGTGATAGTGTTTGCTCCGTCATTATAGGTTTTTGTAATACCAGTTCCTGCAACAAGAGCAGTGTTTACAGCATCTTGCGAAAGCTCATCAATACTTGGTATTTGCGAATAAGGAATTTTTCCAGAACCATCTAGTTCTGCAACACCGTTATTTGCTCCCTTAAGTGATAATGGAATATAATCGTCTACTGTATTTGATAGCGCATAATCTAAGCTATTCCAAGCTGTTACGCCATCACCAAATTTAAATGTATTGGTATCTGTTTCAATACCAATTTCTCCCGCAGCTAATGTTGGGTTTGCGGTATCCCATTGTGAAGAGGTTCCTCTTCTAAGTTGAATTCTTACTGTTGCCATTTTGTTTTATACCCCTATATTAGAATTATACCACTTGCTTATTTTACTAGGAAACCACTCCTGAATCAAACGTAAGCGCAAATGATGAGCTACTTGGGGAACCGCCATCGGCAAATTTAGTAGCCTCAGTAACGACCCCCGTATCACCAACAGAATATATTGGCGAGCCATTGTAGTCAATGGCTAAATCTAAATCATTAAATCCCATGTCATTAGAATCAGCTATATCTATCCACTGATTATTGACCTGGATTTGTAATTTATTATTATCTGAATTATATCTAAGGGGTACTGAGCCTAGTGTAACCTGTCCAGACTGGACTACTAGATTATTTTTAACTTTAAAGTCTCTATTTAATGTTGCCACGAGTTCAATATCCCCCGAAATTTTAGGTGGGGGACTGGCCCCCACCAATTAATATTTAATTGTTAAGCAAGAAGAGTGGCGTGTGCCATAACTTCAGTATTATTATGTGTTGGAGTTACACGGATTCGTACGCTTCCGCTGTTAATGTCTGCATCAATTGTTATCAATGATCCATTTGTTGTTGTAATTCCATATTCATTTAAAGCAATATTATCTGATGTATCTAGCGTAGCTATTACCTCAGAAACATGAGTATGCGATCCATTCTTAGCCTTAACTAAAATTTTAGCAGATCTATAGTCTGTCTTATTCCAGCTTAGAACGGTAGTTGCTTCTGCTGTAACTATATTTCCAGTTGTTGCTGCAACTTGACGAGAAACTGAATTTACATCAAGTGCTGTGAAGTCAGTTGTGCCATCTAGAACATCATCAAGAGCTGCCTGTGCAGTTGATTCGGCAGCTGATTGTGCTGCGGATTCTGCTGCATCTACATATTGCTTAGTAGCTGCCTCAAGCGCATTTACTGGGTCTGCATTAAGTGTTAGTGCTCCAGTTAAAGTTCCACCAGTTAGCGAAAGTTTTCCGTTGATGCTATTTGTTACTGTAGTAAAGAAATTTTCATCATCGTTAATTGCTGCTGCAATTTCATTTAATGTATCTAGAAGTCCTGGTGCTCCATCGACAAGATTTGTTATTGCTGTGTCAACATATGACTTATTGGCAATAACAGATGTGTCTACTGAAAATTCACCAGTTCCACCATTATAGCTTAATCCTGAGCCAGCGCTTACTGCACCACGAGCACGTGTATCTGTATAATAAAGATTTGTGCCCTCTTCAATATCAGTTGTTGTAAGTGCATTTATTTCATCATCTGTATAGCTGTTTGCTGCTGCTTCTGCTGCAGATGCTGAACCCCAAGCGTCGAAAGTATTTGCTGTTACGGAGAATGTTCCTGTTGAAGAATCATATGATAATCCTGTGCCAGCTCCCATTGCATTTCTAGCACGACCATTTGTAAAGTAAAGGTTAGAGGCACCTTCTTCAATGTCATCTGTATCTAGACCATTTACTAAATTATCAGCATAAGATTGTGCTGCGGACTGGGCTGCTGAAGCTGCACCTGCTGCGTCATAAGCAGATGATGTAGCGTTAAGAGCTCTCTGATTTGTAAAGTATAGATTAGATGAACCTTCTTCAATATCGTCTGTATCTAAACCATTTACTACGCTATCTGTGTATGATGCTGCAGTTGCTTCTGCTGCCGATTGTGCCGCTGAAGCTGCACCTGCTGCGTCGTAAGCGGCCGATGTTGCATCCAAAGCTCTCTGGTTTGTAAAATATAAGTTTGTTCCTTCTGCTAAGTCTCCAGTATCATGATTCGAAATGTCCGAAACTGTACCAGTTACGTTACCAGTTAAATTACCACTAAATGTTGCTGTAATTGTTCCAGCTGAAAAATTGCCAGATCCATCACGCTTAACAACTGTATTTGGGGTATTTGCAGAAGTTGCGGTACCGCCAATAAGATCAATAATATAAGACTGATCTGCAGATGCCTTTGTTAATATGTCATAGCCATTTACGGTAGCGGTATTTCCTTCAACTACCAGACCATTTTTTACTCTAAAATTTTTATTTACTGTTGCCACTCTGACAACCCCCTTGATTAAGCTTTAAGCGCAGTCCGCACATATCTTGCTGTAACAGCAGAGGTTGTGGGAGTTACGCATAAGCTAATTATACCTGCATTTGATTCAAATGTAACATTTGCTAGGCTACTTGATGTATTTGATATAATGTTAGACTCAGATACGTTAATATCTGTCCCATCATTTAAAAGCAGGTAATCCGAAGATATATATTCGCTACCCTTTGATATCTGCAAACTATATTTAATTGTTCTATATGTACTGGAATTAAAGCTATCTATTGTGGTCTTATTTTCTATACCAGTAATAGTTAGGTCATTGTTTCCAGCCAATCCTAATGTTGTATTTATTAAGGCAACATCTTCATCTTTTGCATATTCTAAATCTAAATTTACATTTTCCCAAAGACCAGTAGATGAGTTATATTGGAGAATCTGCCCATCTTGTGGGTTTGTTATATAAACATTATGAAGTTCTTCAAGCTCAAATCCATTTTGTACTTTTACAAACATGGAGCCTGTGTTTGCCTGATTTCCTCTTATTACTATACCTAAAAATACTAAATGTGCTGGAGCAGATGGTTTGTTTGCTAATCCAAATAATAAATTACCATTTGTTCCCAGCCAAACTGGATCTCCATCGTTTGCGCCAGTTGTATTTATACCTTGAAGTAAACCTTCAGATATAACTTCACCCTCTGCGCCATCTGCAATTGATTGTCGTGTTATTCCAAAAGTTTTTGTAGACGTACTCTCTGATACATTAGATGCTAAAGATACTCTAAGCTTTCCTGATGATCCAACTGCGCCACTTACATATACTGCCTTGCCTTTTGCAATTGCTGAGCCAGTATTGTTGCTAACAGTTTCATAAATTAGTTTAGCTTCAGTGCTCTGTGGAACATTTTCAAGAGAAGTTACACGGTAATCTAAAGATGTAACATCAGTAGAGTTATTAACACCTACTTTTTCTTGTAACGCTTCAATCGCATCATTTACATTCGTGTGTAATTGAGCGTGACCTTGTAAGGAATCTGTACCTTGTGGATTTGACAAATCGTCTAAATTTGTTGGGAAATTAGTTGCCAACTTCGCCTCCGTCTAACAATGTAACATTTGTTTCGGAAACATTGTCGTATGTTGAATTTGGTGCACCGCCATCAAGTCCTATTATAGCAGGAATTGTTTCATTAACTGATGCATCATCGTTTATATCTGTTGTAAAGTTAATTGTTTCTTGTAAGTTAATCGTGTGTACATCTCCATCATAAGTGTGAGTATGCATATAAAATGGAGTTGGATCTGTAGATCCAGGTGTTAAATCGGTCCACTCTAAACCATTATGTATTTTTAGATTCTTTGATGTTACATTAAAGTAAACATCTCCAGCAGACCCAGAAACTGGGTCTGCCGATAAAGTTACTAAGTTTAATAATGATTTAAATTTTGCCATTATTAATTCCTTATCCTATAACTACTACTCTATATTCTCCAGCAGTTGGTGCGGTAGCAAATTTAATAGTTACAGTGTTTGCATTTGTATGCTCTACATCTGTAAAAACTTGCTGGTATGGAGATGCAACTTCATAAATTTGAACTACAACATCTTGTGTATTCAAATTGTGAGTTAGTGCATAAGATGTTGCCGAAGTAGAAAGAGTTTGTTTAAACTTTCTAGTAATTTCATGATAACTTGACCCATCATTTGTTAATTGCCATTGATCTGAAGTCTCATTCCATAAAATTTCTACATCAGAAGAAGTTCCTCGCTCAACCTTTATTCCTGCATCTGCAGATGGAGCTCCAGTTACATTAGAATTTAATACAACCTTGTTGTCAATAATATTGACTTCAGTTGTGCTAATAGAGTTAATTGAGCCTTGTACTTCTAGATTTCCATTAACTGTTAAGTTTCCAGAAACTGTTACGTCATCTGGTAATCCGATAGTTACGGCAGCTGTTTCTGAACCAGAACCTGTTACTGTAATTTCATTTACAGTTCCAGCAATTGTCGCAACATAATTTCCTGTGGTGTCTGTTCCTAAAGCTACAGAGTTTGGCTGAACAGTTGTTGTAATTGTTACGTCGCCAAGATTTGTCATAGTAGCAGAACCAGCAACGTCTCCAGAAAGTGTTATTACTGGATCTTTAGCTAAACTTACATGACCATTTGTTACAGAAAAATCTGTAGAATTAAAACTTGCAATACCCTTATTAGTATCAGATGCATCTTCTCCAGAAATTGTAATTGTTCCTGCAGAAATCGAAGTATCTATTCCCTCTCCGCCAGAAACTGTCAATGTTTCCGAAAGAAGAGAAATTGTATCTGTTCCAGAATCTGAAGCTATATCTAAATCCGTAGATATAGTGGTGGATCCAGCAGCAGTTAGTCTACCCTGTGCGTCAACTGTAAAGGTAGGAATTTCTGTGCTAGAACCATAAGATCCTGCAGTTACTGTTGTATCGTCTAAATCTAAAGTTGTTACTCCAGTAGAATCATTATAGGTTTTTGTTAATCCTACTCCGCCATCTATCGAAGAGCCTATTAAGTCTTGAATTACTTCTTGTGAACCAGATGTTGGAATCCACTCTGTTCCATTCCAGAAGTATAATGTATTATCTCCAGTATTGTAGTAAATTTGACCAGTTACTGGACTGGACGGTGCACTACCTAAATTTTGAATTCTGGCATTGAGAAGTTCATTTTTATTTAGGTCGACGCTTACCAAAAATTTTCTTGCCATTTTTTATCTCCTTATGATAGGTATACTGTTCCAGAAAATGGCTGTGCCATTACAAGAGTTAATACATTAAGAGAATCATAATTGATGCCAGTTTCTACTACATCGCCTGAGCTTGACTTAATCGTAACACTTGGACTGTATCCTAAGTTATGTGTTATTTGTATAGAGTATTCACCATTTACTGGACCAACAACTTGAGAAAGCTCCCAGGATGTAGAATAAGAAACGTTTTCGGTTGTCGCAAATTCTACTACTGTGGCTCCTGCCCATGTGATGTCGGATAGCTTTGGACCATAGAATGTTGCAGAATCTTTGTCGTAATAAAAATCTCCTTCTAAGCCTAAATTGGCTGAAGGTGAACCAGAACCATTGAGAATAGTTCTTCCTCTAGGACCTTGAGATCCTGGAGTAGATACAATTACTTTGTTTTTAGTTTCAACGACTTTTACTACATCTGCCATTAAATAGTCACGCTCCTACTCAATGTCATAAATCCTTCTAGCAATTTTATTTTATTGCTATTAGAATCAACTACCATAATGTCATAAGAAGACTTAGGGTAAAACATTTTATTAGTTTGAGTAGGAGTGATCTTAATAGTTAATTTTCCATTTGGGCCGTCAATAGTAATTCCTCCAGAAGGAGAAGTTAATGTAAAAGCTAACTTACTTCCGCCCTTAGTATCACGCACCTGCATTTTAGCGGTTGCGCCAGTTAAATCAATAGGCGTAGTTTCATCCTCTTCGGTGTATTGAACCTCAAAGGTGAAAGTAGCATTTTGATCTACTTCGAAATTCTTTTGTACTGCCATTTGCAAAATCTCCTAAAATAGGAAAACTCCTATGCCAATTTTAGCACAGGAGTCATCCTAATCGACTATTAAATTAAGCCTTCTTTGTAAACCCGAAACTTGGTTCGTTTGGATTTAACGCCTTTAAAATAACTGGCAAGCATGCTGCGATACCACCCTTAATTAAATCTCCTGGGTCTGTATTGCCAGTCATGTATAGTGCAATAGCCGCACCTAAAAAGTGACGACCATAGCTTGCTAGCGCTGCGAGAATTTTTTCTTGCATTGTTACCTTTCCATCATTATTAAGATCTTCTTTCATTAAAGACCTCCCTGCTTCTGGGCGGGGTGCCCAGGAATTTTGGGTTTTATCCCAATACTATTATTGTAGCACTAAGCTGAAATATCTACAATTTCACAATTTCCATCTGATGTACAAGCTAAAGTCTGTGTTCCGCTTGTACCGTCTTCGGTTTCATAAAATGATAAATCTGCCCAACGAATATTTTTTGGCATTTGAGAAAGAAGAGTTTCATATTCTTCTTTTGTTACCTCTTGATATGGTGCTTGCTTATAACTATGATCTGAGTGCGGAAGGAATGAGATTCCAGAGACTTCGTCAAAATGCTTATATACCCAAGCCCCTACTTCCATCCATTCATCTTCTTTAACAGATACAGTAATAGATGGCTTATGTTCACACCATGAACGTTGATAAACTAACCATGTATTCAAATGATCGATTGCAGTTAAATCATTTCTTACAATTGCACCTTCTGGTGCCTTTACAGGAAATGAGAATACATATGTATCATTTGGCTTCATAAAGTCATCTTCTACGGGAATTCCGACTTCCTTTAAAAATGTTGATAGGGGATCTTTCTTATCTCCACGAACTGTACGAATATAATACTCTGAATGCCATGCATGCATTCCAGAAGACACTCCTACAAGCTGTGAGACGGTCCCTGAAGGCTTAACACAGGTTATAGCTGCAGACTCATTGATTCCAATTCTATCTGACTCTGCTTTATTAATAAATCTTGCAACATCCCTAATGTCCTCTAAGAACTTTCCAAGCTTTTCTAAGTTTTCTTTTCCAGACATAAACTTGTGTCCAAATTGACCTGTCAATGAAACGCCAAGTAGTCTTTCTTCTTCAGTATTGTCTTTCCAAATCTTACGAAGATATTTGAAGTCTGTAAGGGTTGACTGCCATGTTCCAAGAATTGTTGCTAACTTTACCTTATTTTCAATATCCTTTAAAGAATCATTCTCACGAATTACAACTTCGGATAAATTACAGAACTGATAAGGGCGAAGGATAATTTCTGAGCATGGGTTAGTTCCGTAATGAATTTCTGGGTCTCTTCTACCCCATCTTGCTGCTTGCTTTTGAGCAGCGGCAACATTGTATATGCCACGCTCACCTGATTTTGAATCATATAAATTTTTCCACTCTGCTATAAACTGCTCCATTTCTGGTTTGCGAGAATATGCTACTGAATTATTTGATAGTGCACGTTGAGTGTTGTTTTCCCACCAGTTTCCAGATTTTGCGGCTGCCATTTCAATATCGTTAATATTAGATAACGAAATCATTGCGGAACGACGTACTCCACCAACAACTACAACTTCACCAATCTTACACATTATATCGTGAGCTTCAATAGGTTTCAATTGGCGACCTGCTGCTGACTTAAATTTTGCAATAGTAAAATCAAATAGGTTAATCAAAGGCTGTGGTCCAGATGACCTTCCTCCCATTGTCTTTAAACGTGCACCCGCTGGGCGAAGCTTAGATACATCAACAGAAGGAATTTGTCCAGCCCAAAGCATTGCAAGAAGTTCACGATACGCCTTTGCCCATCCAGTCTTTGAATCCTCAACAGAAATAATTGTATTAGACTTTTCAAAACTTTCTGGAACGGCAGGAAGCTTATTGACATACTTGTATTCAACAGAGAATCCAACACCAGTTCCACACATTAAGATATACATAGTCTCATCAAATGATCGAGGTGAATCAACTGGAACAAATGAGCAGTTATACCCTGCAACATGATCTCTATCAAGAGCAGGACCTGCAGTCATTACTGCTCTCATTGAAGGCATTACATTTCTATCATAAACAAACTCTTTAAGTTCATCTACAAGCTTTTTATCTGGAACATAGTCAAAATTATTTTTCAGATGATTTAACATAAAACTAAAGTATCTATCAACTGTCTCACCCCATGTTTCTCTGCGATTGTCATCTGGGATCCATCTTGCATATCTCGACAATGCAATAAAGTTTTCGTATGGGTTTTCAATAATTCTTGACATATAGCACCTTTTCTCCGCCTTGCGGTTTAATTTTAAAACAATAGAAGATAATTCTACCAAAGAAAATTCTTTAAGGGAAGTGCTTTAGAAAATAGATTAATAAAAAACAGTAAGATTATTAGTTAACTATAAATAAAAATTATAGTCGACTAGCTTGACATGTACTAAATAACAATGTTATGATTATAGTCCGTTATCTCTAATGGAGGAAATGCCAATGGAGAATATAAAAGAAAAACTTAGTGATGTTTTACATCATTATGTTGCAATAGCGGTTGGTTTAATGTTTTTATATACTGGAACACCAGTTGTTAATACACCGCCAGCCGAAGCTCTAACTGTAAAGGTAGAGTCTAAAACAGAAGCACAACTGAAAAGAGAAACGCTGGAAAAATTCAGCAATACTGTATACAAACCTTCGGAAATGTTAACAGATAATGAGTTAGTAAAACTTCTCAAGTCTGTAGGTTTTGAAGGAAGCGCCCTTAAAATGGCGTGGGCCATTGCTAAAGCGGAGTCTAATGGACGCCCTATGGCATACAATGGCAACAGGAGCACTGGAGACAGTTCCTACGGAATTTTTCAGATCAACATGCTGGGTAACCTTGGTATAGATCGTAAAGAGAAATTCGAATTGAGGTCGAACGTACTTTTGTTCGATCCAGTCATAAACGCAGAGATAACGTATTATATGACTAAAGGCGGAATAGACTGGTCATCGTGGCCAAATTCTATTAGTAAAGCAAAGAGATTGATGATTCAATTTCCAAAGTAGTTAGGGGATAGGTATTAAAATACAAATTGTATCAAGGTACCTATCTCTATCAAAAGAAGGCCTTGTTCCTAAAATGGATTGCCCATTAGATCAGGGTCTTCTTTTTTCAAATTTAGATGAAGAAGATAAAATTTTCCTATACTGCATTTCTTGTAGTTATAAAAAATATATAGGAATCGATATGTATAAAAAAATGAAAGGATACGTAGATGCAAAGTATTTATAATAAAGATTTAATACTAGAGCTATCCATGGTGATCCCATGCGCTCACATACCTAGGGAATTTATCGCTGATAGAGTTATTAAACATTTTGTTAAATATCTAGATGAGCAGTCTCAGTCAAATAAAACTATAAATCAGGTTCTATTTGAAATAACTAGCGATGAAAAATATAATGCCTGAAGATTATATAACTCAGGACATGGAAGATAATTTACCCATGGTAAATTATATTATGCTCCATAGAATATATGACCTGCTAAGCCTTATAGCAAATTTACTATCAAAAGATGAAAATGATAGACAACAGCTTGCTAAAATGGTAGAATATCATCAAGAGGGTTTTTTGCTGGGCCCCTCACCAGCCTTCAGATCTAAGGAAGAAAATGAGTAAAGAAGAAGCTATTGCGGTAATGGTTGAAACCTTTATCGAAATTAATAAAAGCATGGCATTAATGAGTGGAATGGGTGAAGAGGAAGTTTCTAAGTTTATTGAACAGAGTACTCCTTCTATCGAACACGCTCTTACTGCTGTTTACGAAGTAATGGTTGAAAAAGACATAATTAAATAAATTTACATGAGGTGAGCATCCCATATTTTGCCCTCATGTATTGCGGAAACGCACAGAACCCTAATAGGATCCGCCTCCTATTAGGGTTTTTTGATATAATATAACCATGACAACATATCTCAAAAAAGAAATGGAATCTGCTGGCTATGAAGTAGAAACTCCAGTAGAAGGATTATTGCTTGTAAAAAATTTTGTTACAGACGAAGAAATTAAACAATATTTTGAAATAATAAACAATGCTACTCAAGCTGATTGGGAAATTCAGTATACGCAAGGACTTGCTAAATTCTGTATGGCTAAGTTTGGAAGAGATGATGTTGAAAATTTAGTTGCAGAAGGTCTATTCGAAGTAACACAAAACTGGCACGATAAAAACTTAGCATTTACAGATAACCCTATTCATCACCAAGTAAGTAATCGACTTCAAAAAATTATGGATCAAGGTACAGAAAAGTTAATATGCTCTGGATTTTATTTTTTTCAAAGAATGCCAGAAGGGGTGGAACTTGTAGCCCATACAGATCAACACACAGATCCATCAATTAAGTATGCAGCAATCATATATATACATGATGATTATAAAAATGGTCAGGTGTTCTGGCCCAACAAAAACATTGAAATTGTTCCAGAGCCTGGAACACTAATTGTCTTCCCAGGTAATGATGAGTTTAATCATGGAGTTAGACATGTTGGTGCTGGCCCTATTAGATATGTGTTACCAGCATTTTTAAAGGTACCAAATTTTTACGACAATAATAAATACTCTTAATAACCAAAGTTTTCTAGTGTAGTCTTTCTAGCTAAAGGTCTACGCAAGTCTGTGTCTGAAAAAAACATAACTATGTTGTATCTAATACCTTCAGAAACGGGCATTACTGAATGATAGACATCTTCTGTAAAGTATATTAAAGTTCCAGCTTTAGGCTTAATTAATTTATGCCCACCTGTTACACTATCAGAAGAATGATCTTCTAATAGTAATTCTCCTCCAACATAATCATCATTTAAATAAAGTAATCCAGTGTATACTACATCTGAGTCTTTTTTGCCTTCATATGTATATTCTTTATCTTGATGTCTAGTATACTTTTTCCCAGGTCTCAACCCTGCACCAAATATATTAATTACTTTTAAATCATTTTTTAATTTATATTTTTTTAAGAACTCTTCGTTCAAAAATAGCACACACTTATCTAGTGAACCAATAATGTTATTTTTATTTTCATATTCTAAGTTAACAATATCGTTATAACCCCAAAGAAACTTATCTTCGGGGCTAAACGATTTGCTAAACCCTAATATGTTTTCTAAGTCTTGTCCTTCTATAAAGTTTTCATGCACATGTATGGACATATGCGTTAAACTCTAAAGGCTCTATCCTCAGTTAGTACTAAATTAAAACAACGTCTTTTTCCAGTTAAAACTTTTGAAATTTGTTGTACACCAGAAACGCTCTTATTAAAGAACAATACGTCTCCAGGATTTAGATCTAACACAACGTCTTCATTGGTAATAGAGCTGTTAACAGTAACAGAACCTCCAGTAAATTCTGGGTTCAAAACTACCATTGCATGATATGCATCAATCTCTATTGGATTCTGATAAATATCTAAAAATAGTGGATTAGAAACAATTCCACTTTCGAAGTCGGCTAGTGCGTATCCGTTAGAAGGTACTGAAGCCAATGCAGCTTCTCTAACCTCTGTAAGATTATAACTAAGAGTTTTCATTGGCCTATCCCATGAAGCAAGCTGCTCTTCGGTAGGAACATAATCTGGATCAACAAGCTCCTCCCACTCCCATGGAGAAATCTCTAAAACTTTTACTCTAGCAATAAACAAAGTCTCTGTGCTGCACTTAGTTTTAATTGCTTCTCTTAACTTAGTAAAATATGGTCTAACTGATTCTCTATTGGTTATAATGGAATAGTTTTTTGCGGTAAGGTGTCCAGAAACATCAGTAGAGCTACTGTAACTTGTTTCTACCCAAGTATCAAGAAGTGCGAGCTCTTCTTCTGTAAAAAAATTTTTAAAGATGTGAATTCCATGTTGCCCGTACTCGTTAGTCTTTGTTACTGTGTCCAGTATTCCCATAATTACTCTCCCTTAACTTTCCAGTTGGCATAATCAAGCTTATCTTTTTCTGTACCATATAGCTCAACTAGCTTCTCTTCCATGCCATCAGCATTTTCATTCTGCCACTTAGTTGTTAAAGATACGCCTAACTCATTGTTCTCTTCGGCAGTTAATTCTCTTGGGTTATCAGCTAATTCTTTTTCTTTTAATTCAGATGCTAGTTTCTCAAACATGGCAACTAGTCTATCTTCTTCTATTGTTCTTAACCAATTCATATTTAGCTCCTTTTACTAATAGCCTATATGCAGGCTAATATCACTATGTAATTATACATCATCTAATATTATACATGTCCCCTGAAGTGCGAAAAAAAGTGCGGCGGCGGGCGAAACTAGAAGATCATTTATACATCTTATCAGTATTTTTCAGTATATGGTAAATAATAAACCCATATAGAGACAATATCCCAATAATAGCTATTTCCATGCCCTATATCTTTCTTCCAAGGTAAGTTCAAATAAGATATCCATCAATATCCTACAATCATCATGTCTCCAATATGTATGGCAAATGCCATTTTCAATATTTGGACACTCCAGCAATTTAGAGTCTATGTAGTCAATAAAGGCTTTAAGGGCTTCTTGGACAAGTAAGATTTCATTAGGTAGTCCATATATGGAGTTATTGGTTCCAAGGTCTATAAAGCCCATTAGAAGCCTTTTCTCAAGCATAGCTTTTTAGACTCTCCCGCCCATTATTTGATTATTAAAGATTTCCCAGTCCTAAACATGATAAGATCTCTTTTACCTTCAAAAAAGTCCTTAGTTGCTTTTTCTGCCCCAGTTGCCCATGAATCATGGAAATCAACTATTACAATTCCACCAGGAACCATCTTATCCCATAGTTGCTCTAAGCAAATCTTTGTAGGATTGTAGTTATCAGCATCAATATGTAATAGAGATATTTTTTCTAGTTGATCAAAATCAAATGGGAATTCGCCTTTGTGAAAAACGACATTATCAAATTCTGACATTGTTTTTTCAGCATGATGCATTGGTATCTTAAATGGATTTTCTTTATAATATTCATTATCATGTTCTGTAAAATCAGTTACACCATCCCAAGAATCGAATAGGTGGATATTTGTTTTAGAGTGCTTAGCCATGAAGTAAGAAGTGAATCCAGCATATACTCCACACTCTACAAAATCTCCTTCTAGCTTAGAAGCATGCTTTGCAGCAGACCATAGTATAAAAAGTCTTTCGTATAGAGGATGTCTTATGCTTGTTTCTTCTTTCATTATTTCTTTAACAAAATGATTGAACTCTGAAACAAAGTCTTCTGGTATTTCAAAATCTGTTTCCCATTCACCTATTGGGTAATTAATCATGATAAATCTCCTTTTATAAATATATGTGATAATTATAGTATATTTACTATATAAATGATATCTGGGAATTTAGATTTTAGGAAAGCCCCCCTTTCCCCCCATTGAAAAAATTGCTACAATGTTGAGATAGGAGAAGCAAGACATCTGGTATATTTGAGTTCCAGTGTAAGCCCCCACAAACCGAACTAAAGTGTATCATTAAAAAATTAGCAAAGTCAATAGGTATTCTAGTCGACTAGTATTTTAGATTTATAAAATGTTAAAAAAAATTTTTGTAGGGATATTGGGATTTGAACCCAAACTCGATTGTATATAAGACAATTGCTTTAACCAGATTAAG